CGAGAAGAGAGAATATTTATTTGTCTCTAAAGATTGGGGTTTGCTTAGATGGACCCGAGAAAGAATTGCAGAGATAACAAAAAAAGAATACGATATTCTTACTTGTCAAACAGATGAATATGGATGGGAAGATATAAAAGATGAAGTACCCCATGTTCTCAGCAGAGAAGTAGTAGAGATGCCATTGGATAAGTAGTTCATAAAGTGGTAAGAAGTGGGGCAAAGTGGGGGGTAAAAGTAATAAAGTGGGAAAGGGTGTTGTAAGTATGCAAGTATAATGAAGAAAAGAAAGCCCCAGAAATAATAAGGTAGGAGAAAGGGGCTAGAAATGGGGTAAGACCTAACACACTCACGTTAGCCTTGTCAAGTAAAATCGACATTCCCCTGTATTGTCCTACACTTAGGCAAGCCCTATAAGTTGGCACGGGAATTGCCTAGCACAAAGCATGCCAAGTTTGCCTGTAGAATAAGGCGGAGGGCACAAAACCATCCTTTTTTTATTGCCAACAATATCAACAACTTAGTTTACAATCCTCTAGGCGGAGATAGAAAAAGGTCGGAGATAACATTAAAATAAGTTGAATAAAAAGGAAAGGCTACCGTCTAATAAGGGAAGGTAAGGGGAAGACATGATAGACATACTTGTATTAGGCACAGTGGTATTAGTAATAGGGACAGTAATAGAAGTGCTAATAGACATAAGAAAGAAGTAAGAGAAAGAAAGAGAGCAGACAAGGAGCAGGGGCCACCCCCCTCCCCCCTACTACCGGAATCCCAATCCTATATATAGCATACTGGCATAGGCTGTGCTAAGGCCGTGCGTGATACGGCTGAAAAATTTCCCAGATTTTAGGTAAAAGCTGAAAATGAAACATACTTAGTAGTATACTAAGGGTTGAAAAACCGCGCAAAAAAATTTCACAGATATACAAGGAACGCAAACACCATGATAATCAGCAAAGGCATACTTAAGCAGATGATAGCCGAAGAGATGGCTAAGTTCAACACTATGAGCGAACAAGAAGAAGAACAGGGGCAAGACGAAGCAGGTGAAGCCCAACCATCGGCAGGTGGTATTGATGCGAACAAAGCACTCGATATGAACCTACCTCAGTTCGTACAAGCGTTGCAATCTAACCAAGAAGACGTTATCAAGGCTGTATTGGGTGGGCTTACAGACGGTGGAGCGGATGATGATAAGGTCAACATCGTGCCAACAACAGTGCCCATTGCAGACTTGAAGCCAACTCAAAGCGAAGTGGTTTTCAGCAAGTCAATCCCGTTTGCATTAGAGAACCCAGAGGTCTTCATGAAGTACCTTTCAGGGAATGGACCTTTCAAGGTAGGACCGCCCGGAAATGACGCAATTATCACATTGAATGGGCAGTTCATTTTGGACGGTCACCATCGATGGTCGTCTTTGTACTCAATCAACCCAGACGCATCGATGCACACATTTGATATTCAAGTACCGGGATTAGAGCCGTTGGATGCGCTAAAGCTAATGCAAGCCTCAATCAAGGCACATTCAGGTGCGGTGCCTTCTAATAAAGGTGGAGGGGTAAACCTGTTCCAAATTGATACTGATAATTTGACGAAGGGCGTGAAAAATTCAGCGACCCCCGAAAACTTGCGAAAATTGATCAATTTAGGTTTTCTAAAAGGAGCGCAGGCTGTTGATGAGCAAGAGGGCAACCAATTACAGCAAGCTTTGAGAAAGCTGCTTAAGCTTTACGGAGCAAATATTGCTAGAATGAGAGCTAATAATGCCCCAGTATCCGGCGCTAGTTCTAGAGAGCCTATGCCGCAAACTGATAAACCATCTGGTTCTCAGGTGACTGCGGGTGGCGATACTCCTGCTGCGCTAGAACCTCTGGAAAAAGGACAAATCGATTTCAAGAAGCCTTTCGCAGAAGGCGATAAAAAAGGAGAACAAAAAATGCAAGAATCAAAGAAAGACCTACTAAAGCGCATCGTGGCAGAGGAAGTCGCCAAGATGGAAATTGACGCTGTGCAGAAAGAAGGCATTTTCGACTTTTTCAAGAAAAAGAAAAAAGAAGAGCCTGCACCCGAGCCAGAACCAGAAGCTCCAAGTGAAGAGGAACTAAAGGCACAAGCAATTCAAAAAATCAAAGATGATATCTTTCTCCCAATGGGCTTCAACGCGACGGTAAGGTACTTTAATAAGTATGGCTTTGGCGGTGGTCACATGCTGCGTGGCGCTTTTGTGGGAAATAAAATGAAATTTGGTCATTATGCCGCTGATTATGTCGCAGATGAGCTTGCTGGAAAAGATGGCAAAAAGAGTAAACTTGCTTACCTAGCGGATGAAGATTTGGAACTCGCATTGGCTACAGCAATATATAATCAAAACCCGAAAGCTGTCAATGACAAAAAACGCAATCAAGAAATTGTGAATACAATGGCTGCTGCTGCCGAAGCCCAATATGAATATATGACGAAAGACACTGGTGGAGGGGGTAGTTCTTCATCATCTAGAAAGTCTGAATTTGATAAATGGCAATCCGGCGAAGGCGATAACTACAATTATATGACCCGCATGGAAAACCTTAGCAAAGAACAATTAGCTAAAATCGTAAAAGAAGAATTGGCTCAACTAAAGAAGTAACATGAAAAAGCAACCCTACCGAGAAGGCGAAGATCGCTTATTATTGATAATAGGTGCATTTATCGCCTCTTTTATTTTATTACTATCAATGTATGCGTATTCGCCTATGGCAACTTCAAAAGGGGATAGTTGCATAAAATATTGCCATTCTGAATATGAAAAAAAGAATACATTGTATAGGATTACTGACATGTTTAGAAAAAATATTGAAATGTCTGAGTGTTTCGAGGAATGTATGAGATAGTTATTAATATGGAAAAACAACAACAATGTGATATGACAAAAGGAGAGAAAGTAACAATAGCACTTTTACAAGTTGTAGCTGTATTCTGCTTTATAGAGCTAGTAGTTACTCTCGTACAATGTTATGGATAAAAAAATTTTTCTCGAAAAACTTCGCAAAACCTTCCCCAATTTTGAACTGCGCGTGGGCGATGCTCGGTTCGCTGACGGCGAATCAATCTTTGTAAACGGCAGTTCAATCAAAATCGCATGGTCTCCAACTTTAGACAAATTAGACTCTCAAACTCTTGAAATATTACTACGCGATGTAGAACCCTATATTCAAGAAACCTGCCACATCCTATCAAAAGACTAATTATATATATGAAGATAGGCGATCTTGTAAAATGGAAAGAAGACAATTCCACTGTCTCTATGCCCCCCGGTTACCATAACTGGGAAGACGTAGGTGTCGTTGTGGATTATTTTGATATTGACACCGTTATTGTAAAATGGTGTAGTGGAGAAGAGTTTACCGTTTGGATGGAAGATTTAGAAATTATATCCGGAATGGAAGACTTAACAAATCTATAAACTGCCTATATACTCGAAGCATGAATAAACAAAGACCACAACTAAATGTAAATATCAACCCTGACTTGGTTGAAGATGTAAAGTGTGAAAAGTGTGAATGTCAATCTTTCACTGCTTGCTACATTATAAAAAGGGTACCCGCTCTGGTTTCTCCAACAGGAAAAGAAATGATGATGCCTGTTGAGACCTTTTCTTGTTTGGCTTGTGGTCACATCAATAAGGAATTTATGCCTGATCTCAAAAAATAGGTGTTTCGTTATGAAAAAAATTTTCTCGGTATTTTTAGTTCTTGGTTTAGCAGCTTGGATAATGGCTTTAGCTAGTGTAACCGGTTGTGAAGTTCACAATTATCACGATGAGCCTCATAATTATGTATGTTATGAGGAGCCCCCTTTCTACCAAAGCCCTGATTACTGCGACTATTACTTTGCTGGTAAATGTTGCGGCTGGTACGTGGGCGGCTCTGCAACGACCGATTGTTTCGACGAATGGTGTGTTTGGGACGAGTGGTGCGGATGGGAACCCGGAGGAACTGTTTGTTACTAAGATACATCCGTTTATCTGGGTAACAATTCTCTATATCGCTCAATTTGTTTCAATTTACTTTTTGTTTTATTAGATCTAGTTATGTTATAAACCATGGATGGGTTATGACTTGCAAAAAAAATTCTTTTTCTTAAAAATTTTCTTTTTTTTAGCTGCCATTATCGGCTGCTCTGACCTGTTTGAAAATCCTTATCCCTTTCCCGGTCACTTAGATACGCAAGAAGAGCCGAAGTATGACCTGACCAATGATGCTGTTACAAACCAAGAAAACAGTCCGGGCGAACTAGAGAAAAATAATATCAACAATCTTTTCGAGTTGCAGAAACAATATCAGCAAGATTGTTACAAAACAGAATATTTTTTCTGTCCTCCATCATTATTCCTTAATGAGGTGTGGGAATTTCAACTAATAACTGATACATGTAAAGATCCTGAAGAGGTTGTTTATAAAGGACCTTGCGAACAAAAGTTTGAATGCGATCCCGCTAACACTGAACCAGAAACAGTTATGTGCTCTGTTCCTGTCTCAACGGGTGGTAATGCATATGGATCACAAGAAAAATGGTGTGATAAAGGTGTTTGGAAATATACAGACTGTACAATTTGCGAACCAGAGGTATGTGACGGCTTAGATAATGATTGCAACGGGGAGATAGATGATTTACCTATTCAAGAATGCGAAAATGAATGTGGTTTAGGTGATCTAGTTTGTGTTGATGGTGAAGAGATTTGTTTCGGCGATGAACCACAAGAAGAAATTTGCGATTATAAAGATAACGACTGTGATGGTTTAATCGACGAAGGTCAAACAAACGCTTGCGATAGTTGCGGAGACGTACCAGAAGAAGTATGTGATGGTTTCGATAACGATTGTGATGGTAAAACAGATGAAGATCTAGAACAGCTTTGCGAAACTGACTGTGAGTCAGGGCTTGAATTTTGCGTTCTTGGATCTTGGGTTGGATGCACAGCAAAAGTGCCATTCTTAGAAATATGCAATGGGTTGGATGATGATTGCGATGGAAGCGTTGATGAGGATTTGGATTGTCTATGTACACAGCAAATGGTTGGCGCTCTTTTCCCGTGTTATGAATCTCCTCTGATTTGCGGTCAGGGATATAAAACTTGCGAATGTTTTGACGAGGACTGCGAACAAATATTTATGACCGAATGTTTTGCTATGTGTAGCTATGAAAACCCAGTTCCAGAAAACTGTGATAAATTCAAAGGGATCAATGTTAATGAGATTTGCAATAATCATGATGATAATTGTAATCAAATGATAGACGAAAACCTTTTCAAGAATTGCTACACAGGAGAACCTCAAACTTTATATGTTGGTATTTGTGTTCCCGGTGAAATGACCTGTGAAAAAGGCTCTTGGGGAAATTATTATGAAGATGGTGAAACTTTTATAGGTGACTATTGCATGGGAGAGATTGTACCTAATGAAAAGGATGAATGTAATGGAGAAGACGATAATTGCGATGGCATTGTAGATGATGGCAAAGAATTGAAAGATACTGATATTCTTTTTATTATCGATGCATCTGGCTCCATGCAGGATGAGATTGATGCTGTGCTTGTGGCGATGAATCAATTTGCAACATATTACAAAGACGAAGAAGTTATACAATGGGGATTGGTTATGGGACCATTTGCTCAATCAAAACCAGATACTTGGGGTAGCAATCAGGTTGTTGAGATAGTTGCAAACTTGTCTCCTTTTAGTGATTTTATTTCTGCTCTTTCTGGCGTTAATGCTGATTGGGCTACAGGTTTAGAGCCCATGTATGATATAATTTATTTATCTTTATGGAATCTAGCTCCAACATCAGCGTTGCCATGGCCAATATCAGATTTAAGCTTTTTAGAGAACTTTGGATCTTGGAATGAGGTCTACACAGATCCTAATCCACAAAACTTTGAAATCAATTGGAGAGATGATGCACAACATGTAGTAATAGTATTTACAGATGAGGCAGGGCAAAGTTATATATCGATGCTAGATCAACTAAATGTACTATCATCTTTGTACCATGAAGGTATTTCTCAAAATGATTTACAGCAATTAATATCAAATTGTATAGACTTAAATGTTTATACTTTTACAAAGCCAGCACATAAAGGACCAGCATCATACATGGGCGAGCCTGCTGGATTCGAGCCCCTTACAATCTACGGTGGACAATGGTTTGAGTTAGTTAGCAATCCTGCTCAACTCTATGAGAATCTCATGCAAATTATTGATGACAACGCTTGCGAATAACTTTACTTATTTTCATCTCTATGATATGATGTTTTTATTTATGGAGGTGATATGAAGGCTGATATTGTTATTGGCGCTCAATATGGTGACGAAGCAAAAGGTAAAATCGCTCACCATTTATGTAAAACCGGCGGGTACACACATGTTATTCGCTTCAATGGTGGTTGCAACGCTGGTCATACGATTTATCATGGTGGCAAGAAATTTATAACTCATCATATTCCTTGTGGTGTGTTTTATGGTATTCCATCAATTATTGGACCCGGATGTGTTATCGACCCAGAAAGGTTCTTCAATGAAATTGAAGAATTAGAAAGTGCTGGAATTGCAGCAGAAACACTTGTTTCAATCGCTAGAAATGCACATGTGATCACAAATTCCCACAGAGAAGAAGACGAAAAAGACGAAAAGATCGGCACCACAAAACGAGGAAATGGTCCAGCTTACCGTGACAAATATGCTAGAAAAGGTGTAAGGGCTGAGACGTTACCACAGTTTGAAGACTACCTTGTTGATATTTATGAAGAACTTCATTCATCTCCAAATGCTAAAATTCTTTTAGAAGGTGCACAAGGGTTTGGATTAGATATCGATCATGGAGACTACCCTTATGTGACATCATCACATTGTACATCAGCTTCAGCACTTCTTAGTGGAATTCCACCGCAATCAGTAGATAAAGTTTGGGGTGTTGCAAAGATTTATGAAACTTATGTTGGGGCTAAAAAATTTGAATCTGATGAGGAGATTTTCAAAATTATCAGAAACATTGGGAAAGAATATGGTGCTACAACAGGAAGACCTCGACAATGTAATTGGCTGAACTGGGATTTTCTTGAAAAATCAGTAAAGATGAATGGTGTCACCGATCTTGTCCTTAACAAAATGGATGTTTTACGGCAAATTAATAAATGGTCACTAATTCATAATGACAAAAAAATAACTTTTGATACTGAGGATAATATGAAAAAATGGATCGTGCAAAAAGCAAATCTATTACCAACTGTATCAAATGTTTATTTTTCAGGAGATCCAAATGGCTTGTGATAGATTGGTAGGAAACACGCCCATGGTAAATGTTGCACCAAACGTTTGGGCGAAAATGGAAGCGTATAATCCTACCGGTAGTATAAAAGATCGCATGGTAAACTATGTTCTAAAGCGTGTAATAAAAGAAGGTAGAGTAAAAAAGGGCGATACGGTTGTGGAAGCTACTAGCGGAAACACCGGCATCGCTTTATCTTTTTTTGGTCAAATTCAAGGCTTGAACGTAAAAATAATTATGCCCTCAAACATGTCCGAAGAAAGAAAGAAAATGATGAAATACTTTGGAGCAGAGATTATTGAAGTAGATCCCGGCGATTTTGAGGGGGCTATAGATGTGCGAGATAGAATGGCTACAGAAAACGGATGGTACAATTTCAATCAGTTTCATGAGCCTTTGAATATCGAATGCCATTATGTTACAACCGGAAATGAAATAGTTAGACAAATAGAAGATATTTTTGGATTCACTGAGTATTGTCCAACCTTGATAGAGGCTATTGTGCTTGGTACAGGTACAGGTGGCACAATAATGGGCGCTGGAAAAAGAATAAAAGAAAATTATCCTAACGCTAAAATAGTTGCTGTCGAGCCGGCAGAGTCTGCTGTAATGAGTGGTGGTAAAGAAGGCTTGCATGGTATTCAAGGTATTGGCGATGGATCAAAATTTCTAGTTGATCTAGACAAAGTAGATGAAATCATTACAATTCCTACCGAAGATGCAAAGGAAAAGGCTAGACAATTAGCTAAAAAAGGTTTCTTTGTAGGAATTAGTTCTGGTGCTAATGTTTTGGCTGCTGAAAAGTGGGCTAAAAAGAATAATCCGCGAGGCTCTGTTATTACAATTCTTTGTGATCGCGGAGAAAGATATATGAGTATTCTCTAATCATATTTAGTTAATAGCTATTTAGCAAACAAAATACTATTTATTATGATTTGGAGTCTTTTTTTATGCAAGATCTGAAAAAACACGTCATGTCTTTCTTTCCTTTTGCCCAAAAACAACTTGGGTTTAAGAGACCACCTAAATTATTTTTTGTTAATGACAAACAAAACGCTGGTGAAATTTTGGGAAAGACTGCTTATTACGAGCCAGAGACAGAAACTATAAAAATTTATGTTACAAATAGGCACCCCAAAGACGTGCTTAGATCTTTCTCGCATGAACTTGTTCATCATGCCCAAAACTGTCGCGGAGATTTTGATAACGACACAGTGACAGAAGAAGGGTATGCACAAAACGATCCACATTTGAGAGAGATGGAAAGAGAAGCATACGAAAAGGGAAATATGATATTTAGAGACTATTGCGATGGTCTCACTAACAACGGAGGATTAGAACAAATGTCTATGACAGAAGATAAGCTTAGAGAAGCAGTAAGAGCAGCTATTCAAAGATTAGCAGAAAAAGGTGGTGCAAAACCAGACTTCCTTGATTTGGACAAGGACGGAGATAAAGAAGAGTCTATGAAAGATGCAGCAGCAGACGCCGATGATAAGAAGAAAGTTGATGAGGCATCTCTTGCCGATGATCCAACTGCCGCTGAAGAGGCTGAAGCCGCAGAAAGAGCCGCAGAAGGTGGTGAATCTGAAACAAAAGTGAACGAAGAAGATGAACTGGAAGAGTCCCCATCTCACCCTGCTAGCGACAGATCTCAAGGTCGTGACACTGGTAGGAGAGTAAAGGATGTCAACTCTGGTGAGAGAAAAGAAGTTGCGGAGTCTGTTGATGAACTCAAAGAATGGTATTTAGGAACACTTTCTGAGAGCTTGATTAAAAAGTTTACACAGAAATAGGAGAGACGTAAATAATGGGTGGATTAGCAGGACATATGTCCCATCTTTACGGAAATCCAAATCTAACTTTTAGTCAAATAAAAGATGTTTTGCAAAAGGCTTCCGAAGGTGAACTACAGGGAACAGAAAAAACAGACGGTCAGAATCTTTACATTTCTTACTCTGTAAAGGATAGTAAAGCCAAGTCTGCCAGAAATAAAGGCAACATCAAGGGCGGAGGTCTAGATGCTAAGGCTTTAGCTCAAAAATTCTCCGAACATTCAAATCCAAATCTAGTAAAAGCATTTGTAGATGCCTTCACCGCATTTGAAAAAGCCGTAAGTATGTTTCCTGAAGAGGTACAAATAAAAATATTTGGACCCGATGCCAATATCTTTTACAATGCTGAAATACAAGATCCTCGAACAGCCAATGTCATAAACTATGACACTAAAAATCTAAATATTCATCGTGTTGGTCATGCTGAATTTGATCGCGAAACAGGCAAAGTTACTGATAAAGATGTGTCTAGTAACGCAAAAATGCTTGAAGATGCGCTTGAATCAGTACAAGATCGCATGCAAGCCGAAGAATTTGGCGTTCAAATGAATGCGTTCAAAAATTTGAAAGGCTTGGCGGACGACAAAGCTCTAAAAAGAGCACTAGATCGATTAGAAAAAGAAATTAGTGCTGAAGGTGTTAGCGACTCTCAATCAATTGGTGAATATTTGATTAGTAGAGTTGATAATATAATAAAAAACAAGGTAGATTTACCTCAACAAACTCGCAAGGAGCTTGTAAGGCGCATACTAAAGCAAAAAGGGGCAACCGTTCGTACTGTTTTAGCTACATTGCCCAAGGGGGATGAACGAATTCCTGTGGTCAGGCAGTTTATAAACGACGCCGGAATCATTATTAAGACAGCTATTTATCCGATTGAAGACATTATTCATGACTTTTCTGTTGAAATGCTTCGTGGCTTAGAGAGTGCGTTTGTTTTGAATAGCGAAGCGGAAGTCGAAAGACTAAGAGCGGACGTTACAGATGCAATAGAAAAAATTCAAGCCTCTGGAAATGAAGATGCGATGAAGATTTTACAACAACACTTGATGAAGTTGAAAGATGTAGAGAACATTAGCACTGCTACTGAGGGCTTTGTGTTTGATTATGACGGTCACACATATAAATTTACCGGAAATTTTGCTCCCGTGAACCAAATCTTAGGTCTTTTTAAGTACGGAAGGGGTAAAGTTCCACCAATTCAGAACCTAAAAGAAGAAATTAGTAAAAAAGCAGACGTTGCTTTGTACCCCGGTGCGTTCAAGCCACCTCATAGAGGTCACTTGGCTGTTGTAAAAGCCTTGAAAAAGCAAGCAAAGAGAGTAGTGGTGCTCATTTCTAATCCAATGGGTGCAACAAGAGCGCTCCCTCTCAGTAAAACAGTAATTACAGCCGAAAAAGCTAAAGAAATGTTTGAAAAAATGCTTGGAGGCATGGCTGGAGTTGAAGTTATTATCTCCCCTGACCCTACTCCAGTAACTGCTGCCTTTCAGTATGTTGAGAATGAGCCGTCTGATGATCTTTCTGCTGCTCCGGAGGGTTCTACAGTTATTTTAGGGTGCGGAGATAAGGGAAGTGACATAGATAGATACAAAAACATCAACAAATATGCTCGTGATGACGTTAGAGTCAAGATTTTTGGCTGCCCTCTCGACCAAAAACACAGCCCAGAGTACGTTAGATCGCTTGTAGCTGCTCCAAATATCTATAATGAGCTACCAAGTGTCAAAAAAGGGCTTGATCCATCTGATTTTCACGCCTCTGACATGCGATTAATCGCTGACTTGAGTGCAGAAGACGATGTTGCAGACCTTTTGTTCAAAGATTTTGTCCCCGATGGCGTAAATTACAAAAATATACTCTCAACATTAGGTGTGCAAAAAAAAAGTCTTACCATGGAGTACCTATTTTCTTTGGTTGAAGAGATCTTGGATGAAAAAATGCGTACAACTAAGGCTGTGCAAGACGATTACAAAAAACAATGGCAAAATACCATTGATATGGTCAATAAGGGTCCAAATAAAAACGCTGGTGGTGGGAAAGGTCACACAAAAGGCGACCCTGATCTAAAAAGTGCTCCACCCGGCGGCGGGGCGATGGAAGAAGAGATTGAAAACGACGAAGAAATAGTAGACGAAATATCCTCGATGGCTGGCGGTAACGTTCAAGGCGCTGTTGGCGCTGGTGGGGGTCCGTGGCAGCACACAAATGTTGAAAAAGAGAACGAAGAAGAGAAAAAGCGTTCACAATTGAAGTTAAAAAAGGCTTTAGTCGGTGAAAAAAACAAAAAAGACCCTGCAAAAGGGACTGGAAAGAAGCCAAAGGGATCTGGAAGGCGTTTGTATACCGACGAGGACCCTTCAGATACCGTCTCTGTCAAATTTAGCACTGTTCAAGACATAAAAGACACCTTATCAAAGGCTTCTTTCAAATCAAAGTCACATAAAAGGCAATCACAAATCATAAATTTGATTCACCAACGCGCCCGAGCGGCTTATAACAATGCAAAAGACCCAAAAGTAAAAGCTAGACTAAAAAAAGCTTATGATTACGCTAAAGAAAGGAAAGAGGCGTCAAAAAAGAAGACTCAAGCAATGAAAAACAAGAATGAAGCAGTTGATCAGTATGTTGACGAAATTCTAAACTATTTATCGGTGAAAGATACCTTTTTAGGAGAAAAAAATGCAAATTAACAGAAAAGAGTTCGCTGAAGAACTAAAACTTAGAAAATATATAAGGAAAGCTATCCAAATTGTCGAAAATAAAAGAAAAAATGCTAAAAATGAAGTAAAAAAACAAGAAGAAGCGCTTAGAGGCTTTATTAGGCAACTTATCAGCGAAGCCGGTGTTTCGGACGCTGAAGATGCGCCTCATAAGTCCACCGGTATCAATATATTAGAAGATTTGTTGAAAAAGATTATCCCGATCATTGAAATTGACTTCAAAAAGCTTACAACAAGTGAAGAACAAAGAGGCTCATACCGAGCACACTTCCTCCAAGGTATCAAGAACCTTTTAGCTCCAGCGGCTGCGGTCGATCAGGCAGATCAGGACGGTGAAGCGGTTCAAGATGAATTTATATCTGTAAATGAGCAAGATGATGAAATCGAAATCAATATTGGAGGAGACTCTGATCCTGAAGAGTTCATTGATGTTCGTGGAGACAACAAAGAAGACGAAAAATCAAAAGAGGACATAGAGAAAGACACATTTTCGATCTCTGGTCAAGATGAAACTGGTCGTGACATGTCTTATTCAACTTTTAAGAAAGTCCAAGGGTCCATGTTGGATTCTTGGGAAGTTTTATCAAACGCAGATGACAAAGAGTTATTTTATGACTACTTATTAACAAACCTAAAACTGTATTTTGACAAGTTTGAGGACGAACTAAAGGCAAACCTTCCCGAGCCTACGACACCTGAATACGAGAAAGCAAAAGGGGAAGACGAATTATAACTCATATGGGAGACATATAGAAAATGGCAAAAAAGACACCACCTAGAACTAAAAGAGAGATTAAAGCTGCATTATCTGCATCAAAGGCTTCCAGCGTTGAAGTGGCTAATTCAAATTGCAGTAAAAGTGATACGCTTGAAGCAATAATGGATTACAACGCATTTGGATTCGGAAAAACCGGTCAAACCTATGTCGTTGGCTCTGTGCATGATTTTGCATCGAATGCAGATCAGGCAAAACAAACCACAGGAAAAAAACCAGATGGTTCACAGGCAAACATAAAAGACGCCTCTGATTTGATCAGCAGATCACTAAGCAATAACTTGGCAACCAATACTGCTGCTCATTACTATTTTAGTGCGACTGGCACTGGTGTTACCGGTTCTGTCAGCCCTCAGTGTTTTGTTTTTGGTCAATCAGGTCCACAAGCTGCCTATATTCCACAACTTGTTTACGGATCACAAGGTTTGGAAGCAACCCAAGAGTACGTTTTTCATCTGCCTTCATCCATTACGGGTGCCGCAGGAGCTAATATGCCACCTCTTCATAGCCGATCTTTTGAGGTGACAATCGCAGGTGCTGTAGCCCCCGGCGAAAGCGTTCAGGTTTACACTGCTAGTGCGGCTGGTGTGAGAGTAGCCACTGGATCTGCGTTTACATTTAGCTCTTCGTTCTGCACTGCTCCTAACTTTACACACCAAACCATGCACATCCCCACTTCTAGTTTGGATGGCACAGGCGGGGGTGGAATCACTATTATTTACACCGCGTCTTATGCATCAGAGGATAATAAAGAAAATACACCTTACGCCGGCTTGGTGGTCAATATTTCACCATCAGCGATTGAAGGTAGCTAAAAAGTAAATTAGTAAAATAAAATACCTACATATGCTATTGTGTGTGTAGGTATTTTTATGTCTAAAAAACAAAACAACAGAATTGGCGCTAATAGTAATTTTAGCATCTCTAGAAAACTTAAGAATGATGGCAAGACATCTGAAGAATTTGAAGTTATGTTGAACAACCTTTCGTTGGAAGAAATAATTTCTCTAAAATTAGAGCTTGCATCAAAAATAATGAGAGGTAATCTTTTTGGTTTTCCAATTATAAAAGCAATGCCCAACATTGTTAGGGACGCCCTTATAACTTTTGCACTGTCAGCCACAAAAAACCAGTCAGAAGCTGCATCTTTGTTGGGAATTACCGTTCAAGAATTAAAAAAATATAATTTAGACTCTATAATGAATAAGTGATCATGGAAATTGTAAACTACCAACTTTCACCTTCCATGCCTCTAACGAAGGTCGTAATGTGTTGACGAGAGGCTAGTAATGCAACCAACGAGGGGGTTGTACCTTTTTCATGATCACTTTTTTTCTTTACTTTTCAAACATAAATCTATATAATAGTCGCACTTTACTCATAACTAAAAGGAGAATATATTATGAGAAATTTATTTATTGCAACAATGCTGGTTTTCAGCGTAGTTGGGTGTCATGAAGATGACTGTGATGAGGCAGTAGTTGCCGAAGAAGAGGTTGCTGAAGAGGAATCTGAAGAAGCCGAAGAGGATGCTGACGCTGAAGAAGAAGCTGACACTGAAGAAGAAGCAGAAGAAGAAGCAGAAGAGTCTGAAGAAGAGGAAGCTGAAGAAGAGGAAGCTGAAGAAGAAGCCGAGGAAGAGGTGGAAGAAGAAGCTGACGAAGAAGAAGCTGACGAAGAAGAGGTAGAAGAGGAAGTCTCCGAGGAAGAGGCTGAAGAGTCCGAAGAATCTGAAGAAGATGCCGAAGAGGTTGAAGAAGAAGAGGAAGAGGACGAAGAGGAAGAAGAGTAATTCATTTTAACAAAGGAGAATAAATGAGAAACTTTATTATTGTATCGATGATTGCTTTTGGTTTGATTGCTTGTGAAAATACAACTGACACAACAACTGAGACTGAAGGTAAAACGACAACAACAACTTTCACAGGAGCTAGTGATAATACAACTACTACTACACCACCAGCTACTGATGAAACAACGTCTACTCCATCTACAACAACGGAAGAAAGTGGTACAAGTGCGCCCACTGAAACTGAAGGTGTAGAGGAGAATAATGAAACCAATACGGTTCCTACTGAGACTGAGGAGGAGACCCCCCAACAGGGGTCAAATCCTTCAGACCCAGTGGAGGTAGATCCCACCAGTGATGAAGTAACCCTTGATGATTTGACAGCAGAAGATCTTGCAGATATTGAAATTTTGCGTGACAATATTTTTTCTGGTTTAGATGTAGGCAAAGAGTTGTACTTATCACAGGTGAATTTAGCTTTGGAAGACATCGGCTTTGATCCTGTTTATCAGTCTCTAGACAATAACCAAGAACTACCAGAAGTTTCCGATTGTCCTTATGTTGAGTTTTACAATAATCAAGTTACAGTTGATGGGTATGAATGTGAATATCTTGTTGATAAAGCAAGGTCTGAAGCGTATTCTAAACTTTATGGAACATTAGTGGCTAATCGAGAAAACTATGACCCGGATCTTAGTGAGCAAGATTTTTGGTTTGAACAGGGCGCAGTTAGCGGTCTAGAAGAAGCAAGAGTTCTTTTTCGTGTTGATTTAAAAGCAAAACAATTTTGTAATCAAGTTCCAACACCGGTAAAAAGCTCGGAAGAAAAAGGATTGATTGTTGGACGTCAACATTTTATTAATTCTATGAACAATTGGTTGACCACAAATGGGTATGCAGCAGATTATCCAATTATGTCCGATCCAATTGAAGTTTGCCAAGCCAACGAATCTTTATTGGACCCTGTTTATGACGATGCTTTGAATTCCATCAGCCAAGCGATGCAAGAAAATCCACTTTGTGAAGACTATATTCCAATGGACGGTGATGATGAAATTATGTTTGCACAAGCACAGACAGATTATAGCAACGCACTAAAAGTTGGTATTGAAGATGAGTTTGCATTAGCAGCAGTGAAAATTTTCAAAGTCGTTCCTTGCAATGTATCAGATCCATTGATTGTTGATGTAAATAAAAATGGAAAATTTGATGTCACTACTATTGAAAATGGCGTCAATTTTAGCTTTACCGGGACTCGTTCACAAGCAACTGCTTGGCTAAGTGGTGATGGATTTCTTTTTCATGATAGGAACTCAAATGGTGTTGTTGATAATGGCACCGAGCTTTTTGGAACAGATCGATCTTTCAATGGTGGCTTTACACATTTAGCTCATTTCGATTCAGATAAAAATGGAGTAATTGATCATAAAGATGATGTATACAAGAGTCTTTTTGTTTGGGTTGACACAAACATGGACGGCGTTTCAACTAAAGACGAGGTGACAACCTTGCTCAAAGTTGGCGTTATGAATATTGATGTTGTGGCACAAAGTTACAATAAAAGTGTAAATGGTAATTTAATTAAGAAAGTTTCATATGGTACATTTAATAACGTAACTAAACAAACCCTTATTGGGGATGTGGATTTACGAACCGGTGTTTGGAATAAGCAGGGCACCGATCTTACCCCCTCTACTACAGAGGAAGAGCGAAACTAACCCACCTTTATAGAAAACTTTTAGCGGGGGAGTCCTTCCCCCGCTTTTTCTTTTTAAGAATATAAAAATTTTGATTATAATTATTTTATGAGCAACTTCCCACAGAAATGGAATTCGGGCAGCGGTCAAAAAACTTCTTTTGAAGACATCATAAATATAGTAAAACAACACTCCAAAAACAATGGCACTGTCTATGTCGGTACAGATTCTTTTTTTATAAAGGATCAATGCATATTTTCTAATGCAATTTGTCTTTATGGAGCCGATGGGCAAAAGGGTGGGCGATACTTCTTTATAAAGAAAAAAGTACCTAAAAAAGCCTTTTCTAACTTAGCTATTCGTATGTTGAAAGAAGCAGAAGAAACAATAGAGATAGCTAAGATAATTTCTCAGGCTAGTCCCTCAACAAAATTAGAACTTCACCTCGATGTCAGCAGTGCTGATAAAAAAGAAAAAACAAGCCACTTGGCTAAAATGTTAGTTGGGTATGTGAAAGGATCTGGATATGAATGTAAAATCAAACCTCACGCATTTGCCGCTAACTCCATTGCAGACAGGCATTCAAAATGAAAAAAGATTTACAAAAAGCAAAAAAATTGTGTGAAGAGGCATGTGATGAAGTATACATGAAATACGATGCTGATCTCTCGTATGACCATTATGACCCTGAAGTACAAACTTTTTATTTATTTCAAGCTGATCACACTCACAACCAAGCCGAGTTCTATATGCTTGAGGAATTGACAAAAAAAATAAAAAAGATAAACAAAAGATGGCAGGTTGGTATAAAATACGATGACTTAGAAAAATACGAGGCAGATGTGCATGCCAGTAAAGTCAAAAACAAAGAATTATAAAATAGCGCCTAATTAGAAGGTCAATATAAGGAGAAAAAAAATGGAAGATTTAGACATACCATCATTAGATATTGAAGATTTTGATATGGAAGAAGCTGCCGCAGCAAAAACAGATGAAATTGAAGATGAATCAGGAGGTGCACTAACATACGCAATTATTGGTTCTGGGCAAGGTGGTGGTCGTATCGCCAAAGCATTTTATGATTTGGGATATAAAAAGACTGTTGCTATTAATACAGCCAAATCAGATTTAGCGCTGCTGGATCTTCCTGATAATCATAAGTTCCATTTGGATTGTTTCGGTCAGCAAGGGGCTGGTAAAAATCAGGAAAAATCAAAAGAGGCGTTTGAGCTAAAGGGTCAAGAAATTTTCAATAAACTCAGAGAAGTGTTTGGCGAAAAAATTGATCGTATTTTGATTTGTGTTGGAGCCGCAGGAGGAACCGGGGGAGGAAGTGTATTGCCCTTGGTTGATATTGCAAAAAGATATTTTACATATGTAGGAAAAGAGGATGCATCTGAGCGTGTTGGCGTCATCGCATCGTTGCCAACCAGTGGAGAGTGTGCGTCACCAGTTGTGGCAAACAATGCATATAATAGAATTCAATCTCTCTGTGCTAGTGCTGCTAATGGTGATTTTGCTCCCCTTGTAATGATTGATAACGATAAGATTAAAAAACTATATCCCAAATTGACTGTGAAGAAGTTCTGGCCTACGCTAAATAACACAATCGCTGGTTTGTTTCATGTCTTCAATCTTCTTGCAACTAAAAACTCTGATTATACTACTTTTGACCCAGCAGACTATGACACTGTTATGAAAACAAAAGGTTGTATGATTTTTGGCGTTACAACAGTAAAGGATGTTGAGCATGAAACTTCTATCGCGACAGCTTTGAAGAGTAACCTTGAAAAGACTCTTTTGGCAACCGGGTTCGATTTGACAACCGCTCAAGGCACAGCCTGTGTTGTTGTTGGAGGAACAACCATTTATGAAGAGGTTGCAGGTCTCATGGACTCTATCGAATATGGCTTTGATACGCTGGCAGCTATTACTGGTGGCGCAGTTGTTCATAGGGGTATATACGAAGACCCAAAAAAGGATAAATTAGTCGCTTATACAATGGTAGGTGGGCTAGATGCACCGGCAAAAAGACTAGAAGAACTGCGTAAGTTTCTATAAGGAGAAAAAATGAATCCAAGGAAAAGAAAATTAGTGAGGGATGGACGTATGAACAATATGGTTCAAGAAGTAGGCAAACAAGATAAATCCACTTCAAAACATGAAGTTTCAAAAAATGATCAAGTTCCAATGGATCCTTTTATTGCTAAAGAGTTAGAGGAAATCGAAAGAATTCCGTCGAACGAAAAAAAAACTACAACTAAAAAGAAAAAAGGTGGCAAATGAAGAAAAATTGGCATTTGAACGCTGCTGAAGAAGAAGGCGAATACGAGGGTCCTACTTTGGCTGCCGGTAATTCAGACGATAGCAAAGTGTCATCGGAATACAATAAAATTTATTTTTATTCTGGAGTGACACGACAAGACAACCTGCAATTAAATAAGCTAATATTGAACACCGGTCAAAAAATGAAAAGCATAGAGTTGTGCTATAAATTGCCAGAGCCGCCAAAAGTATATTTACACATCAATTCTTATGGTGGGTCTGTCTTTGCAGGCTTTTCGTCAGTGGATTACATCAAAAACTGCCCTGCACCAGTCACATCTGTGATTGATGGCTGCGCTGCCTCGGCTGCAACAATTATGAGTGTAGTCGCCAAAGAAAGATATATTCACGAGCATGCCTTTATGCTTATTCATCAACTATCTTCGGGTATGTGGGGTAAGTTTGAAGACATGAAAGACGACATGAAGAATAATGAACTTTTGATGAAAAAGATTATTGGCATTTATGAAGAGCACACAAAACTTCCAAAATCAAAAATCACACAAATTCTAAAACGAGACCTTTGGTGGGACGCCAAGACCTGCTTAAAGTATGGGCTGGTCGATGATATCATCACCTCATGAATTTAGATAAAGAAAATAAAACAACCATTCTAGTCAGTGGGGGATTTGATGTCCCTCATCTAGGTCATTTATTATTATTGAAGCATGCCAGTTCTTATGGTAAGGTATATGTTGCCTTGAACAGTGACGAGTGGATCTTGAAAAATAAGGGATATCTACTTTTTGATTATGAAAGTAGAAAAATGAATTTGGAGGACATCCCATATGTGCACAGTGTGGTGGATTTTAGTGACAAAGACGGCACCGTTTGTGACGCACTTGATAAAGTAAAACCAACTTTTTTTGGAAATGGTGGAGCAGCAAAGAATTCTACTATACCAGAAAAAGAACTTGATCTTTGTTTAGAATTAGATATTGAACCAATATTTGGTTTGGGTGAATGTGCAGATACAATAGAACAAAAATATCTTATTCTAGTTCAAGGAACTATCTTGAGAGAGTCTATTAAGGAAGTTGATAGATTGCAGAAATTTAGACAACTTTATAAAAATTAGTCTTTATCTGGAGGGAGTGAAATCTCTTTCTTTTTGATTAGTTGCTTCATCAATACATCAACCATGTGATCTCCTATATGTTTAGTTGTTTTGCTATAAATAAAATCAGTTAGATCATCATAAGTTGGTGATAAAGAAACATGATTGAAATTTCTATAAACTGAGTGAATCATTCCAACTAACTCACCTTTGTGGTTGACTATTGGAGAGCCGGAACTACCCCCTATCGCTGGTATAGAATAGATATCCGCATTTCTTTTTTGACCATTATATAGTCCTTCTTGTAATGGAATCATGCCGGGATGATAGATACCAAGAGGCGCAGCCATATTATATACTTTATCTCCAATTTCTGGAGGTTGAGGCGAGACATTTAGTGCTTTCTTGTATAAATCTTTCACCCAAACAATGCAAATGTCATTTTTTGCATCCTGAGCAACAATATTTATATTATACTTCGTGCCGTCTAACGTCTTCCCTATAAAGACTAGCTCTTTCTTTACATCTTTGATTAGTTCTGGAGCTTCTGACTTGAAAAAGCTATCAATATAGTTTTGAATTCCTGAGTCGTCACAAACGTGAGCAGCAGTTAATACATAAGAACCATCAAATTGATTTCTAATTACAGCACCTGAAGCTGTGGAGCCTAACTCCGTGAAAGGTTTACATTCTCCGTCTTTGCATAAAGAAACAACAAGTGTTTTCTCCAATTTTATGAACGAGTCTCTATATAGAATATCTTTTTGGCTATTTTGGTTTAGACTAGTGCAAGATACTGGGATGATGCAAAGAAAAAATAAAAAAAGCCGCATTAGTTTGTTTTTCATCTTTTATCCTCAGTAATAACTAGACTTATCTAAAATAATGATCTACTTATAGAGTGAATTAGGAGTTATATTACAAATGTTTAAACAATATATTTTACTGACAGTGTTATTCATGTTGCTATCTTTTACCTTGATATCTGGTTGTGTTAAAGAAAAAATTAGTATTAAAAAAGACATCATTGTAGATGTTTTAGAGAGGGTACCTGAAAAAAATGAAAATGTAAAGCCCTCTTATACAGAAAACAATTTCGATATCCATATATTTACTAATGAAGATGTGAGAAATAAAACAGTTCCTTGCTATTTCTGGACAGTTAAAAATACTCAACTTGAGATTTTGAAATAGTCCAGCATTGAAACAGAGAGTCGTGAATGAAAAAAGTATATGTTCTGGACACTAGTGTTTGCCTCACCGATGCAGACTGCATAACTTCCTTTGAAAACAATGACATAGTTGTTCCCCTCAAAGTCTTGGAAGAAATCGATCATAATAAAAAAAGACAAGATGGTGCTGGTATCAACGCCAGAAAAACCATAAGAATGTTAGATTCTTATAGAGAAAAGGGTAGTCTTCATAAAGGTGTGCGTATTGCAAAAGGCAAAGGTATTATCCAAGTGAAGGGATACGATGCTGATGTACTGCCTAAAGAATACGATCCAAACACTCCTGATAATCAAATTATTGCTACTGCTCTTACAGAGAGGACACTTCATAAAAAAAGAAAAGTAATTGTTGTATCCAGAGACATCAACATGAGAGTCAAGTGTGATTCTATTGGACTCCTCTCAGAAGACTATATTGAAGGTCAGGTGGTAAAAGACATGAGCTATGTCTATACTGGTACAACCTCTCATTTAGTTGATGAGCAAGTAATCGATAAATTCTATTCCAGAGAAGATGTTATGTTGGAGAAGGATGAAATAAAGCTTTATCCAAACCAATTTGTGATGCTAGTATCTAATTCAAACGAAAAAAAGACGGCTTTAGCTAGATTTGTAAATTATTCTACACCTCTTCAGAGAATACCGCAGAAAAAAGATGGAATCTGGGGTGTGCATGCAAAAAACAAAGAACAAGCATTTGCCCTAGATTTACTAATGAACCCAGATATTGACATCATCACACTAGTTGGTAAAGCTGGGTCTGGTAAAACTCTTTGTGCAATTGCTGCTGCTTTAGAGCAAACAATGGAAGGCGATAACATTTATAAAAGAGTAATTGTCTCCAGACCCATACAGCCCATGGGTAAAGATATTGGATACTTGCCGGGAACAATGGAAGAGAAAATGAACCCATGGCTGGCTCCTATAGAAGATAATCTTAGGTTTTTGATGGGAAATGATAAAGAAACACTACAAATGTACATGGATAGTGGTACAATTGAGATCGAAGCCCTAACATATATCCGTGGTAGATCGATAGCAAACGCCTTTATTATTATTGATGAGGCTCAGAATCTTACAATACATGAGCTAAAAACTATTGTTACCCGTGTTGGCGAGGGGACAAAGATCGTATTAACTGGCGATATCGAACAAATTGACAATGTGTACACAGATGAGACATCTAATGGATTGACTCATGCTGTTGAAAAATTCAAAGATTATGAATTAGCAGGTCATATCATTCTGCAAAAGGGTGAGAGATCAAAGGTTGCAACCCTTGCAGCCAAAGTTTTATAACTTTACTTGACAAACAAAAATCATTATTATATTATAGCAAACAACATGGACCTCTAGCTCAATAGGTTAGAGCATCCGGCTCATAACCGGCAGGTTCTCGGTTCAAGTCCGAGGGGGTCCACCAAATGCGCCCGTAGCTCAGTTGGATAGAGCAACGGCCTTCTAAGCCGTAGGTCATAGGTTCGAGTCCTATCGGGCGTACTAAATTGTATTTTATGGACTATTTATTTGCATGAGCGATTATCATAAAAATTGGCAAACATTTCTTATAAACGAGGCTGGGTTAGCAAAGATTAGGCAGGATATGCTTGATTTTGATACAGCCTTCATAACAGCTTTTCGTGGAGACATAAATGATAAATCTATGTGTGCATACACTCCACCCCCTAAAGATGTCTCTGAGAGATCTAGAATGGGTAGAAAGGGCGTCACAAACCGCAGAAACAATAAAGATCTTTCAGCTTATATATTGAGCCGAGGATACGGATTGAAAAATGTCCAAGGCTCTTACATTGAGAACTTTGGCTCAATAGATCCAGAAAAGATCCCAAGAGAAGTAAAGGAAAACAGCTTTTTTGTTGTTAACCTAAACAACGACCCCCAATTTTTTGATGAAATCATCGATTTAGGTAAAAGGTATTGTCAGGATTCTGTTATACTAGTACCAAAAGGGGGTGAGGCGTTTTTATACGGTACAAACAATACTTATCCCGGCTTGGACCAAAAGGAAACTGTTGGTAAATTCATGGGTGGAGAAACAGGTGAATTTATGTCAAGGATTGGGGGTCGTCCCTTTATTATGAAAGAAGACGAGGAAACCAAAATTTATAATGACTACTCTGGTAAGCAGCGACAAGCAATAAAATTGATGTCAAAAAGAGTATTAGGTGAAATTGAAGAAATGCGTTTAGCATTGGAGGATAAATGAGAGTTGGAGATTTTGTTAGGAACGAACATCACGGATTACAAAGATATGGTAAAATTAAAAAAGTTCTAAAAAATCCAAAAGGAGATAATTGGACTTACTTTATTGTTGATTTTGTTGATGACAAAAGATATCAAAAAGCGGTAGAGCATATAAGAAAAACATCCAAACGAGATTACGAGCCGGAATTTTACAGAGCCGATCAAATCCACTCTCTTGATATCAATCAAACAATTCAAACCCTTCTAAAATTACAAAATAATGCGGAGTAGCACAATGGTAGTGCATTCGGCTGTTAACCGAAGGGTTGTAGGTTCGAGTCCTACCTCCGCAGCCACCTATTTATGATAGAGGTAATATGTATTGTCAAATGATGAATACGAAATAGGAGAGTTGGTGAAGGTAAGGCTTTTTGGAACTAGAATTCACAAAGCGCACTATCTAGCTTATCCTTACTTCTCATACGGCGTGGTCATTGCAAAAGGAATTTCAAGTTACGATGACAAAGAAGGGTATTTTGTTTTTGTCCAAAAATTAGAAAAAGTAGAATTTTTCAAAATTGAATGGATGAAAAAAGTAGTAGGAGAAAAAAAATGAATCAGATGTATAAAGCTTTATTGGCACACTTTCAAGCTCAAAGAGAGGAAGCATTGGCACTTCTTGCATTGTATATGGGCAGCCCACAAGCGGTCGCAGATCATTCAAACATTTTAGAAGAAATGATCAAGTGGACAAAAAAACTTTCTGAAGCTGAAGAAGCACTTGAGTGCTTGAAAAGAAACATTAATTTCCAAAACACCTCCGACCAAGATTAGACAATCTTACAAAAATAATTTCTAAAAGACTTGCTGCTTACTATTTATAGTCGAGAAAACCGTACAACAGGGCGTGTTTTCTAACGACAACCATTTCTTACAATGCCCAATTTTACAGGGCAACGCAATCTAAAATAAAATAAATAAAATTCACAACTGTTGAAGTGTTTTCTCAGCTATAACTTTATAGGAGGAAATTTATTATGGCTAATTTTAGTGTTTCCGATTACGGAAAATACGTGTCCTTGCAGAACGTTTCTGGTTCTGGTGATCCATCCGATGCCCCGAACGGAGGTATTTACCTTTTCGCTTCAGGTTCCGGTGGATCTGCGAAACTTTACTTACAAAATGAAGGCGTCTCATCTCCATTCGACATTGCCGGTGGTGGTACGCTTACAGTCAAAGGTGACAGCGGTTCAGACCAAACAGTCAACTTGGACTCAGAAGATGTCACCTTTTCAGGTGGTCAGGGTCTTACAACTGTGATGACTGACGACACTGTTACTATCAATCTTGATATTGATGGAATGACTTCAGCTACAACTGCTGTTGTTGATGCCGACCTTCTCATCATTGATGATGGTGCAAACGGAACAAATCAGAAGATTACTCGTGGTAACTTGCTTGGGTCTGCTCTTGCTGCATTTAGCAATGGCTTGACTTCAACAACCATGTCCGGATCATCTACACTTGCAGTTGGTGGAGTAGCGACTTTTGGTGCAAACGTTTTACCACTTGCTGATGGTGGAGTGGATCTTGGTTCTTCTTCAAAAGAGTGGAAAGACCTTTACATCGACGGCGTTGCATATGTTGATGAGCTTCAAGCTGATCAATTGGGTGCTGCTCTTGATGCTAATAATCAAGCAATCACAAACGTAGACATCAATTCTGGTGCTATGGACGGTGTTGTAATTGGTGCTGCTTCACAAGCTGCTGGTTCTTTCACAACTGTTTCTGGATCATCCACACTTGCAGTTGGCGGAGTAGCAACTTTTGGTGCTAATGTTCTGCCACTTGCAGATGGCGGCATGGATCTTGGTTCTTCCAGTGCTGAATGGAAAGACCTTTACATCGATGGGGTTGCTTACATCGATGACCTTCGTGCTGATGCACTTGGTGCTGCACTAAATTGTGCAAGTCAAGCAATGACCAATGTGAACATTGACTCAGGCGCTATTGATGGTGCTGTCATTGGTGCTAACGATCAGGCTGCTGCTGAGTTTACAACTGTATCTGGTTCTGGCAACTTCTCTGTTGGTGGAACTTTAACTTCTGCTGGCAATGTTTTACCACTCGCAGATGGAGCAGTTGATCTTGGTTCTTCTTTAAAAGAGTTCAAGGATCTTTACATTGACGGAGTTGCATATGTTGATGAGCTTCAAGCTGATCAGTTAGGTGCCGCTCTTGACGCAAACGACCAAGCTATCACAAATGTTAACATTGACAGTGGTGCTATCGATGGTGTAAATATTGGTTCTAACTCTGCGGTAACATTCCTTACTGCTTCTAACGCATTGATCACAAACCTCGATGTCGTAACAATCAACAGCGTTTCTCAAACAGAAACAACTCTTGAAGTTTCTGATAAATTGATCGTTGCTGCTCTTTCTGCTTCTTCTGCAAACGCCTCAGATGGTGGTCTTAAGATTGGTGGTGGTGCTAGCTCTGATGGTCACGCTTCCATTCTTTGGGATCATGCAAACGGCGCACTTGACTTCAATGTTGCTGGATCAACTGTAGTCCGCGTTTCTGGCAGTGTATTCCGCCCAGAAAATGATAATGAAGTTGATCTTGGTGCTTCCGGTGCTGAGTTCAAAGATCTTTACATTGATGGTGTTGCTTACATTGATAGTCTTCAGGCTGATCAATTGGGTGCTGCACTTGATGCAAACAACCAAGCTATCACAAATGTAGACATCAATAGTGGTGCTATTGACGGAACTACAATTGGTGCCGCATCGCAAGCCGCTGGTCAGTTCACAACTGTATCTGGCTCTGGCGCTGCAACTTTTGCTTCAACAGTGACTGCACAAGGGAATGTTTTGCCTTTGAACGACAATGGTGCTGACCTTGGTTCTAGCTCCAAAGAGTGGAAAGACCTCTACATTGACGGTGTTGCTTATGTTGATGAGCTTCAGGCTGATGCACTCGGCGCTGCACTAAATTGTGCAAGCCAAGCAATGACTAATGTGAACATTGACTCAGGCGCTATTGATGGTGTAAATATTGGTTCTAACTCTGCGGTGACATTCTTGACTGCTTCCAGTGCACTGATAACAACCCTACAGATTGCTAATAGAGCGCTCCCAGACGCAGCAGGCGGTGCCAACATTGGCTCAACCTCTCTACCATTTGGCGATTTTTTCATTGCTGATGATAAAAAAATCAAATTCGGAAACGATCAAGATGCTTCTATTGAATACGATGCAGACGGCACAAGCGAACTTCGCTTCGCTGGCGCTGCTGTAACATTCGAGCAAAACGTTTCTTTTGATGAGGACGTAACCCTTGGCTTATCCAATGCTGATGTTATCAATGTTGCAGGTATGTTTACTGCTTCTTCGGGACTTCTGGTAACTGGAAACCCACTCTACGTTGCTTCCAGAGCAATCGCCGACGATGGTGCTCTTGCAATAACTTTTGACGGAAGTGGAAACACAGCCATTCAAAATAACATTACCGGTCCAGCAGGCTATGCATCCGGGGACTTCGCTATCTCAAGCGGTACTGGAAGTTTTGCAGGTAACCTTGTTGTTGGTCTTAGCTCAAACAATCACGGTGGTGATGCTACATTCCACGGCGACGCGACTGGAGAAAAAGCATTCTACTCAAGTGAAAACAACATCTTCCAAGTAACTGGATCTTCCACTGGTCTTCAAGTAAGCATTGGTGGTGACGCTACTAGTGAGTATGCTGTTGACGTTGTAAATGGATCTAACAACAACAATAAGATCCGTGCTGCCGCATTCGTTACTTACTCGGACGAAAGCCTCAAGAGTGATGTTCAGGTAATGAACTCAGCACTTGATACTGTTATGTCCTTGGAAGGTGTGGAGTTTACTTGGAACGATTCTGGTCAGAGAGACTTCGGTTTCATCGCTCAGAATGTTGAAAAAGTAATTCCAAATGCTGTTCACACAGCAACAAACGGAGTGCAAGGGGTTGACTATTCAAGACTTACTTCTGTTCTCGTGGAGGCTGTAAAGGCTCAACAAGTTCAAATCGAAGACTTGAAGAAAACTATTACGAACCTTAAGAAGTAATAAAAAATAAATTTACGAAACCGAGAGGGGGGATTCGTCCCCCCTCTTTATATTTAATATATGAACAACTCCACAAAAGAACATAATAAGAAAGTTATATTAACCTACCTAAAACAAAGCGGCGCTTTCCACACTATTGGCAATACCTGTCATGCACAAAAAGCTTTTATAATAAACAGTGTTCTGAAATGGGTATTAGAAAAAGTAGATTCTGGCGAGTATAGCTATAATGATGTCACATTTTATTTGGAATCCATGAATGATTTTTTAGATGGAAATCTTAGAATATACTGGTCAGATGACGGAAGTTTAGTTATTGGCGCATAAAAAAGTAGTTGACATGTGTTATAATATAGCCTATTATCTATGTGCCCTTTTTGTCGGGGTGGTGGAATAGGTAGACACGACAGACTTAAAATCTGTTGCTCTTTGAGCGTGGGGGTTCAAGTCCCCCTCCCGATACTAACTTTAGCAAAAGGAAGAAATGATAAATCCCGGTAAAAAAGATTTTCACATTGAAGATGAAGAAGTAAAAGAATTAGAAGATTATCTAAGCACTTTACAAGGCATGAAATATGAAATGAAAGACTGCTTGGAGTTTCTGAAGTCGTTGCCTGATGAGTCTGTAGATTTAGCTATTTTAGACCCTCCCTATTTTGAGATCATAAAAGATGACTGGGATAATCAATGGAAAACTGAGCAAGAATATCTTGATTGGTGCATGGAATGGACTAAAGAGTCATTTCGTGTGCTAAAGCCCGGACGTTGCCTTTATGTTTGGGGAACCACCAAACATGATACATTTCTTCGCTACAAATTGGATGTGCTGAACAACATCCAAGGCGCACATTACCAAAACTGGATCATTTGGCATTATGATTGGGGTGGGAGAACAAAGAAGAACTTTGCTCGAAAGCACGAAGACCTTATTATGTATTCAAAAGGCAAAGATTTTCTTTTCAATGCAGATGATGTTTTGGAAGAACGCGCAGTCAAAACCAATATGGCACTCCAGCGAAAAATGAAATTGCTGAAAAATAAAATAGAAATGCCTTATGAAGTTCAAACTGAAAAAGACATGAAATCTTGGAATACATATAGATTTGACAAACTGAAATCTGATGAATGGAGAGCAAAGCTTGAGGAATTGCAAGCAAAGAACATCAAATTTGAGAAAGGCAAAATACCAACTGATGTTTGGAAAAAGAACAACCATACAACAAGTAAAGAATATGCAGGTTGGCACCCCACACAGAAACCAGTTTCTCTTTTGGAACGTGTTATTAAGGCAAATTCCAATGAGGGTGACGTTGTTCTTGATGTTTTTAATGGGTCAGGATCTACAACAATTGCATGCATGAAAACAAATAGAACTTTTTTCGGATGTGAGAGAGATAGATCATATTTTTACCCCTCTTTACAAAGAATGAAAGATATGCAAAAATACTACGAGGAGTTAGAAAATGTTTGATATAGTAGTTTTGAGTGGAGGATTTGATCCGATCCACATCGGGCATGCCCGAATGATCATTGCAGCTTCTAAGCTAGGAGCAGAAGTTGTTGTAGGGGTCAATTCTGATAATTGGTTGGAAAGAAAAAAAGGATATGCCTTTATGCCATGGTCTGAAAGGGCTGAGATGGTTGAATCAATCAAAGGCGTGACAAAAGCAGTTCCTTTTGATGATTCTGATAATTCAGCTTGCGATCTACTTAGAAAAGTTAGGGAAGAAAATCCAACTGCCAGTATTGCTTTTGCTAATGGTGGTGATAGAAACACTAATAATATTCCCGAAAACGATGTTGCAAAACAACTTGGAATTTCGCTAGTTTGGAGTGTTGGTGGGGGAAAAATTCAAAGTTCTAGCGATTTAGTCGAAAAAATTAAAGGAAAGGAGTAAACATGAAAGTTACATTTGACGACACGGTACATGATATTGAAAAAAATGAGGAATTGACAAAAGAAATCGAAACAAATTCAGAACTAAAAGATATAATTGTCAGTTATGTCGGTACAAAAAAACAACCAGAAAATGATGAGGTCACACTTCAACTAGTGCTAGACACTTTTAGTGAAGAATTTCCAGAATTTGTTTTACCTTTAGCAGAAGAAAATTTTATCAGAGGTTATAATCAAGCTTTGTTTGATATTGATGAGGGTAATAAAGCCATGCAGGAAATAGAAAATCAAACAAATGACCAAGATTAAAGAATATCTAAAAAATAAAAAAACTATTCATGAGGAGCAAAATATCTTTTTGCACGGTTCTGTTCCTGTTTACGTCAAAGATAAATTGCTAAACGATGGAATAAGCTTATCAAGTGTCATCGCTAAGGTTAGTCAAATTGTACCACAATTTTTCGTGCATGGCTTGGATTCTATCTATGTTGGAGACTTTCAACAATTTAGAGAAAGGGGTATAAATGCCTTTTACGATGATGGATCACTTTACATTTCCAATGTTCAAGATGATGAAGATGATATGATTGATGATATTGTTCATGAGATTGCTCATCATGTTGAAGAAAATCATGGGATGGACATTTATGGAGATGGGCGTCTTGAACGAGAGTTTTTAGGCAAGAGAAAAAAACTTTATTTTTTATTGGATGCCGAGGGATATGATGTCCGAATGACAGACTTCCTAAACGCAGATTTTTCTAGAGAGTTTGATGAATTTTTATCTCAAGATGTTGGTTATGTAAACTTAAGAGGTGTCACCCAAGGTCTTTTCTATTCTCCCTACGCTGCCACCTCCCTTCGAGAGTATTTCGCAAATGGTTTCGAGAACTTTCACATAAAAAAAGATTATAATTACTTGCAAATCATGTCCCCTGTGTTGTATAATAAGATAGAAAACTTATTAGACAAGGCATAAAATGACACACATTTCGTATTCTGAGTTGAAAAACTGGTGGACATGCCCCCACAAGCATAAGCTAACTTATATAGATAAAATTGATGGCTTTCAAGGGAATCAATACACTGCCTTTGGGACTGCGCTCCATGACGTGTGCGAAAGTATGCTTTTAGATCCAAAAGTCGAGAGCGAAGCTGTAAAGCTTTTTGAATCAAATTTCTTTGATCAGATCAAGTCCCTAAAAGAAAAAGACATCTCATTCGATAAAGAAATGACTAGGGATATGTATACTCAAGGAAAAGACATTATCCCAGAGATAATGCCAGCAGTTGAAGACTATTTTGAAGAATATGAAGTTTTTTCAACCGAAGAAAAGATATATGAAGATATTGAGGATGTTGAGGGCGATTATAAGTTCAAAGGCTATATTGATCTCGTAATCAAAACTAGTGATAACAAGTACCATATCATTGATTGGAAAACTTGCTCATGGGGTTGGAATGCCAAGAAGCGAGCAGATCCTCAAATTACTTATCAATTGACATTCTACAAACACTTTTTTGCCAAAAAACATGGCATTGACCCTAATATGATTGAGACTCATTTTGCTTTACTAAAAAGAACTGCGAAAAAAAATAGAGTTGAGATATTTAGAATCACGAGTGGTAATATAAAAACCAAGAATGCCCTTAACATATTGCACAAGGCAATACATAATATTGGCAGAAAGGTTTTTATAAAAAACCGCTTATCCTGTAAATACTGTGAGTTTTATGGGACAAAACATTGTACATGAGGTAAACGTGAGCGATAAAAAAACGATCCTAGTCCTTAGTGATCACCCCTTAAGTCCTTCGGGCGTCGGAATTCAAACAAAATATATGATAGAAGCAATGCTAAAAACAGGAAAGTATAGATTTTTCTGTCTTGGAGGTGCAATCAAACATGAGGATTATCGTCTTGTAAAGACGGAACAATGGGGAGATGATTGGATAATTCAACCTATTGACGGCTATGGGACTCCCGATATGATCAGGTCGATCATTAGGAATGAAAAGCCGTGCATGTTATGGTTTATGACAGACCCTAGATTTTGGGGATGGCTGTGGCAGATGGAGGATGAGATTAGACCTTTGGTGCCAATGATTTATTATCATGTTTGGGATAACTTCCCAGCACCAATCTATAATAAGCCATGGTATGAGTCAACTGATTCCATCGCTTGCATATCAAAAGTTACGGAACAAGTCGTCAATGAGGTTGTGCCAGACCACAAAGATGTTTGTTATTTACCACACACAGTAGATACAAATATTTTTCAAAAGCTAGATGATAAAGAGATACAAGAGCGTAAAGAAAATGGGTTCTCTGCTCTAGACAACGTGAAAGATAGAGTTGTTTTCTTTTGGAATAATAGAAACGCTAGGCGTAAGCAAAGCGGGTCGCTAATATATTGGTTCAAAGCATTTTTAGATGAAGTGGGGCATGATAAGGCAACATTATTGATGCATACAGATCCTAAAGATGTCCATGGACAAGATCTTGAATACATCATTCACCATTTAGGATTGGATGATGGGCAAGTATTTCTTTCAAGACAAAAAATTGGACCAGAGGAATTAGCTATAATGTATAACATCTCTGACTGTACAATTAGTGTGTCAGATGCAGAAGGTTTTGGTCTTGCAACTTTAGAGTCTCTTGCATGTGAAACGCCCATTGTGGTCACTATGACAGGTGGACTTCAAGAGCAGGTAACTGATGGAGAAAATTGGTTTGGAATTGGATTAGAGCCAACCTCAAAAGCAATTATTGGATCACAAGAAATCCCGTTCATTTATGAAGATAGGCTATCACAAGAGGTCGTGGTAGATGCCCTAAAGAAAATTTACAATATGTCAAAGCAAGACAGGGCAAAGCTGGGCAAAGCCGGAAGAGATCACGTATTAAAAAACTACAGCCCAGAAAAATACGCCAAAGAATGGGAAGAGACTTTAGATAGAGTTATTGAAAAGCACGGCTCTTGGGATACGAGAAAAGGCTACAAAGCATGGGAGTTGATCGAGGTATAAAATGAAAAAAAAGATTTTAGTGAAAGGACCAATATTGTCTAGAAGTGGATACGGAGAGCAAACAAGGTTTGCGATAAGATCTCTCCGAAGTTATGAAAAATATCTTGATATTTTTATTATTCCTACTTCGTGGGGAAAAACTGGCTGGGTGTGGGAAGAGAGCGAAGAGAGAGAGTGGATAGATGAGAGGATCAAACAAACTGCGTTTTATATCAATCAAGGAGGCAGCTTTGACATCTCCTTACAAGTTACAATTCCAAACGAGTGGGAAAAGCTAGCTCCTATAAACATCGGATACACTGCTGGAATTGAAACAACAAAGGTAGCACCTCATTGGATTGAAAAGTCTTACTTGATGGATAAAATCATCGTGGTATCTAATCACGCAAAAGAGGTTTATGAAAACACCAGCTATACCGCCCATGATAAAAGCACCGGAAAAGTTGTCAATGATTTCAAATGCCAAACACCAATCGAAGTTGTAAACTATCCAGTTCGAGAACTAGGCAGTCCTGATGGCTTAGACATCGAATTAGAGACAGATTTTAACTTCCTAGTTTCATCTCAATGGGGTCCAAGAAAAAATATAGAGAACACAATTAAGTGGTTTGTTGAAGAATTTCATGATCAAGAAGTTGGTCTTGTTGCTAAATTGAATTGGCACAATGATTCTCTGAATGATAGAATCGGCACCACAACTAGACTTAAGCGCCTTCTATCCACGTATGAAGGTAGGAAGTGTAAGGTGTATCTCTTGCATGGATCTTTCAAAGATCAGGAAATGGCTAATCTTTATGTCCACCCAAAAATCAAGGCTTATGTTTCCCTAACTCATGGTGAAGGGTACGGATTGCCCCTTTTTGAAGCAGCATATCACGGGTTACCAATTATCGCACCAGATTGGAGTGGACATTTAGACTTTCTCTATATGCCAGTAAAAGATAAGAAAACTAAAAAAGAAAAAATGAAATCAATGTTTACAAAGGTTGATTACAAACTTGCTCCAATTCCACAAGAAGCTGTTTGGGACGGCGTTCTTCAAGAAGATTCTATGTGGTGCTATTCGGACCAAGGTTCTTATAAAATGAAATTGCGAGAGATGAGAAACAAATACACTCACAAAAAGAAGCAAGCTGAAAAGTTACAACAATGGATTTTAGAAAATTTTGAAGCCTCTAGGATGTATGATAAATTTGCTAATGCTGTTGTTCCATTCAAAGAGTTTGAAGAAGCTGAAAAAGAAATCGACTCTCTTCTAGAGGGTATTATATGAGTAAAAAATATATTTTCATAGCCGATATGTTTTCCAGTGATTATATCGGCGGCGCTGAATTATCTACTGAAGCTTTGATGCAAAAGGCAATCAACTCTAAACTGCCGGTATTTAAAATCCATTCGCATAAAGTTACTAAAGATTTTTTAGAGGAAAATAAAGATTATCATTTTGTAGTTTGCAATTTTTCTAATTTAGGCGACCTAGAAAAAGTGCATATGTGTAAAAACAATTCATATTCAATAGTTGAATATGATTATAAGTTTTGTAAATATAGATCTATAGAAAAACACTTTGCAGCAGAAAACAAAGAGTGTGACTGTATCTCTGATAATGCTATGAAATCGAACATTGCACTGTACGCATATGCAGAGAAAATTTGGTTTATGAGCGCAAAACAAAGAGAGATTTTTATTGAAAGAATGAAGTTTCTATCTGACAGAGAATCCGAGGTGCTTAGTTCTATTTTTCACGATGGAGACATTAGATTCATAGAATCTTTATCTCATAATGAAAAAAATAATAAATATATCATTTTAGATTCGGATTCTTGGATCAAAAACACCAAAAAAACTATTGAATTTGCTAAACAAAACAATATAGATTATGAGTTGGTAAAAAACCTCCCTTACCATGAATTGCTCATTAAATTATCCACCTCAAAGGGACTCATATTTTTACCATCAGGCGGTGACACTTGCCCCAGAATAACGATAGAGGCAAGATTGTTAGGTGCTGATGTTATTGTAAATGATAATGTTCAACATGCAAAAGAAGATTGGTATCAAACAAGTGAATCATGCTTAGAGTATGTAAAAAATACTTCACAAAGGTTTTGGGATTTTTATGAAAAATAAAACAATAGTTGTTATGGGAAATGGTCCATCTCTAAAAGATGTTGATTTTAACATGCTGGACGGTTTTGACACCTTTGGACTCAATTCGGCTTACCGCGCTTATGAGAGAATGAATTGGTGGCCGACTTATCACGGGTGTTTTGATTATCGCGTAACAGATAACCATAAAGAAAGTTTTCAAAACTTAATAAACAATAGTCCAATAAAAAAATGTTTTTATATAAGAGATTATTTTGGTCCACATGAAAAGTTTCAACACATAAATTTACAAGAATTTGGATCTACAAATAAAATAAATCAAAGCCCCCAAGATTTTCCATTGTTTCACGATAATGGAAACTCTGGAGCCAATGCAAGCTCTGTGTCAATTTGTATGGGGTATAATAAAATTATCTTACTTGGGGTTGATTGCAACTATGTTGAATTTATTGATGGTTGCGAAAAAGACGGGGTAGGGCTGAAAATAAAAGAAACACCAAAAGAAAACCCGAATTATTGGTTTGATGATTATCAACAAGCTGGCGACGAATACAATGTTCCAAGAGGGTTGGATTTTCACTTGCCAACTTGGAACATGTTCGCTTATCGCGCAGCTTATGCCGGAATAGAGGTTGTAAATTGCAGTCCAGTCACAACTCTCAGATGTTTCAGGAGGCAGGACCTAAAAGAGGCGTTGAATATCTCATGAGTGTTATAGAGATTTATTCTAAAATTGAAGAAGACAAACTTCTTCATAAGATAGTAAAAAAAAGTTTATTCGATGAAACTTCTAGACTTGATGTTATTGAAGGCGACAATTTTTTGCAACTCGCTGTATTGAAAATGGATGAGGGAAAGACTTTTATTCCTCATAAACACATTTACAAGGATTTTGATGATCAAATCATCGCCCAAGAGTCTTGGGTTGTTGTTAGAGGATCAGTAGAAGTCATATACTATGATTTGGACGACACCATCATATACAAAGAGGTGATAAGGGAAGGAGACTGCTCAATAACTCTTTTTGGCGGTCACAACTATAAAGTTTTGGAGAATGATACTTGCGTCTACGAGTTCAAAACTGGACCTTATTTTGGTCAAAAGCTGGATAAACAATTTATAGAGTAATGTTATGAAAATAAATATGGGTTGTGGCTGGAGAGATTTTGGTGCTGAATGGATACACATCGATGGGGGTGATTATCCTCATTTAGATTATAAAGATGTCAATGACCTGCAACAGATTAACGATGAAACAATCGAACTTATATATGCTTCTCACGTCATAGAATACTTCGACCGCAATGAAGTAATTGATTTATTGAAAGAGTGGAAAAGAGTGCTCAAGAAGGGCGGCATACTGAGAGTGGCTGTGCCAAACTTTGAGATAATCGCAGACCTCTATAATAGCGGAGCATATGAGTTAGATAGTTTCATTGGACCCTTGTATGGCAAAATGGAAATGGATGGTAAAAGCATATTTCACAAAACGGTTTATGACTTTAGATCGATTGAAAAAGTGCTAAAAAGTGTTGGATTTACAAATATAAAAAAATACGATTGGAGACACACCGAGCACAGCCACCACGATGACCACTCACAGGCATACTTGCCTCATATGGACAAGGACAATGGAACTTTGATAAGTTTGAACGTGGAGTGTATAAAATGAGCTTTGAATTAGTTAGAGAGTTTGAAAAGCAAATTGCTTCTTTTTTTGGTTCTCCATATGCTGTTGCCGTGGATTGTTGCACACACGGGCTAGAGCTTTGCTTGCGATACCAAAAAGTGAAGTCTATAACTGTTCCAAAGAGAACATATCTTTCTGTTCCAATGTTGGCAAATAAGCTAAATATCGAATTGAAGTGGAAAGATGAGAATTGGGAAAGCTTTTATTATCTAGGTGACACAAACATTATAGACGCCGCAGTTTTATGGCAACAAGACAGTTATATCAAAGACACCTTTATGTGTGTTAGTTTTCAATTCAAGAAGCACCTTAGTCTTGGTCGTGGCGGAATTATCTTGACAGATAATGAAAAAGCATCTAAAATTTTAAAGAAAATGAGTTATGATGGTAGAGAGGTAAATGACGTGCCTTGGGTGAAACAAGATATAGAAATGATGGGCTATCACTATTACATGACTCCCGAGACAGCAAAATTGGGATTAGAAAAGCTACCAGACGCAATTGCAAGCCCAGCAAGGATCTGGGACATTAATGAATGGGCTGATCTGACACAAATGAAAATTTTCAAGGAAAACAAATGAGTAAAAAAGCTTTGATCACAGGTATATCCGGACAAGACGGTAGTTACCTAACTGAATTATTACTATCCAAAGGCTATGAAGTGCATGGTCTTGTCAGGAGGCATTCGGTTGCAGAAAATCAGGATGCCAGACTTCAAAAAATTGAAGGTGAAGTAAATTGTCATTATGGTGATCTTTTAGACTATCCATCCCTACACAGAGTCATTTCTGATGTAATGCCGGATGAGATATATAACTTGGGGGCTATGAGTCATGTTAGAATTAGTTTTGATATGCCATCATTCACTATACAAACAAATGCTCTAGGCGTGTTGAACATGCTAGAAGTGTATAGAACAACATGCCCAGATGCAAAATTTTATCAAGCTAGCTCTTCTGAGATGTTTGGAAATTCTGTCGATGATGATGGGGTACAGCGCCTGTCAACACCGATGACACCAGTTAGCCCATATGGATGTGCAAAAGTGATGGGCTTCAACCTTGTTCGCCACTACAGAGTTGCTTATGGTCTGCATGCGTGTAATGGCATTTTATTCAACCACGAGTCACCCCGGAGGGGGTCAAACTTTGTGACAAACAAAGTCGTCAAAGGTGCCGTCGCAATTAAAAAAGGGTTGCAAGACAAGTTGGAACTTGGCAATATGGATTCATATAGAGACTGGGGTCATTCCAAGGACTACGTTAGAGCCATGCACATGATTATCAATCATGATAAAGCTGACGAGTTTATTGTTTCTACTGGAGAAACACATTCAGTTAGAGAATTATGTGAAGTTGTTTTCTCAAAACTTGGAATGAATTACGAAGATTATATTGTTCAAAATCCAAAGTTTATGAGACCTGAAGAGTTGAAGTATCTGAAAGGAGACTCAAGTAAGGCAAGAGAAATATTGGGATGGAAGCCTGAGTACACTTTTGAATCAATGATGGAAGAAATGATAGAAAGATGGCAAAAAGAATTATAAGAAAAAGGCTTTGTGTTTTACAAGTAGCGCCTGAATTTCCAAATCAGGACCATGTAGAGTATTTTAAGGATAAAGAGGACTGTGACTTTTATTTTGTCACCCACGACGCTGAACATGAGGATGCGCTAAAATTTTGCCCTGATACAAAATGGGCACAGACTAGAGATACACTGTGCGAGTTGGTTCCTAAAGAATATGATTATTACGCATTCATAGATTATGATTATATTTTACGACCACAAAGAAACCTTAGTGTCAAAGAACAGATAATAGAAGATCTTGAATACAACCCAGCAATTCTGACTTATTATCCCGGCAAAAACCTTCAAACTCCGTATGCAACTGATAAAAAGTATTATGAGAGTAGAGATTATTCTTGTATTCCTTTTACGCACTTTGGATTAAAGGTAATTCACCACTCATTGTTGCAATGGTTTTTCCCTCTTTGTACAAACTTTTCTGTTGATGTTGATTCTTGCCATATGTTCAATATACAAGAACTGCCATTCATGAAAAATGTAATATGCAGCCACAAAATGATCTACGACAACGGATACAGTAATGAGGAGTCCGAATACAACAAGGATGGGGCGTATAGTAAATACAAAATGGATGAAATGTGGAAGTGGATAAAACCTTCTTTCAAAAAACAGAAAGTGTTGAGCATGTTCGCATCACTGCCCCAAGAGTATAATGACAGCTTGCTTATAAAAAAAGCTTTTGTAAATATCTTTAGAGACAAAGATGTAACACCAGCCTCTTCTCCGCCCGATGTAAATTATTTCAATAAAGAAAAAATAGAGAACGTTTTTGATCTAGAGCATGAATTCTTTTCAAATAAAGAATTTGATATTGAAAAACAATTCATGGACTTGCATCCAGAGTTTAGGAGCAAGGTTGAAAATATATTGCGAAGGGATGTTACTTTTGAAACTCTGAAAACCAAAGAAGACCCATGGATAAACATAGTAAAAAATATAAATGATGAATTAGGAGAATATAGAAATATAAGTGCGAATGAGTGTGTTGACATTTATCAAACGATGGAAAACAACAATTCTTTATTTATAAAGAATGCACAAACCAACAAAGATCTGCAAGAATACCTTAGAGGCAAAAGAGTCGCTTTTGTAGGACCTGCGCCGTGTCTTTCTGGGAAAGGCAAAGGAAAGCTAATAGATAGTTACGATGTTGTGGTCAGAGTCCAACCAGAAATATGGGACACAAATGATTTTGGAAGCAGGACTGATATTGTTCAAAGTTGCCTAAATTCTAGCTACAGCCCCAAAGTCGCCAAATTTCTTGAGAGCACCGCTATCGACGAAAGACCAAAATTTATTATTTGCAATGACACTGTTGCGAGAGAATATCCCCACCCCGGCAGCGGAAATTGGTATTCTGTTGTTAAGGAATACAATGATTATTTAAAAAAATATGGCGTACCTTTAGCACACTTGGAAAATAAAGATGGTACGTGGGAAAGATGGGCTTTATACTGGGAGGTATATGCAAAGCCGCATATTGAAAAAGTTGGCAAAAACATGTACACTCATTATAGCGGCAATTTCAACTCAGGTTATGGAGCACTAAATATGTTATTAAGTTGCCCACTGAAGGAATTAGCTGTGTTTGGAGTGAATTTTTATAATTTTGGAGTTGTAAAAGACATAAAAGACAAGTATAATCCAGCATACATTAACGCGCAAGGAAATGATGGTGCTTATTTAGGACCAGACAAGATCTTGCATGATCAAATATCCCAAATCATGCATTGTGTAAATGTTTTAGAAAAGGATGATAGATTTATAATGGACCCCGATGTGAAGGGGGGATTGTACGATGATGAATTACACAAGAGAATAAATAAGTTCAAAAAATTACCAAAAATTTTACACACTACACAATAAAAAGAGGTTATAAAATTGTCAAAAATAGTAGCAATGATTCCCGCTCGAATGGGAAGCAAAAGAATTCCAAAGAAAAACATACGCCTTTTGAATGGCAAGCCACTGATCCAGTATGCTATTGATGCCGCTAAAGAGGCGGGATGTTTCGATGAGATCTGGGTCAACTCAGAGTCAGATATTATTAAAGAGATAGCATTAGAGTCTGATGTCAATTTCTACAAAAGACCAGATGAATTTGCTTCTGATACAGCTAGCAATGATCAATTTACAGAGGATTTTTTCAACAACGTTGATTGTGATATTGTGATACAAATATTGCCAACATCTCCGTTTATCTCTACGGAAGAGATACAGCAATTTGTACAACAATTTGTCTACAACGGCTTAGACACTCTTATATCTATGATTGATGTACAGATTGAGGCGATGTATGATGGTTCGCCAATCAACTTTTTCCAGAAAAAGCAAACACCACCATCACAAACTCTAACACCCATCAAGGCATACGGGTGCTCTTTAATGGGGTGGAGAAAAGATAACTATTTGGAAAATATTGAAAAATATGGCGCTGCCTACCACGGCGGCGATGGAAAAATAGACTTTTTTACTCTCAAAGGGTATTCGACTGTTGACATCGATAATGAGGAAGAGTTTCAATTAGCTGAAACCGTAGCTCGCAGCCTTTCTAAAAATAGAAGTTTTGCAAAGCGATACTATGGTCAAGAACACACCGAGGTTGACGTACCAGAAATTTTGTCAAAAGACGGTGTTAAATCAGCCAGCTATAATTTGGCTAATCAAAAAATTGTAAATATAAAGGATATTGTTGGATCAAACGATGCAAACTCCAGTTGGTGCTACAGGGCGATCAATACGGAAAACAATAGCGCCACCTTGATTGCTCAAATGCCCGGAGAGGGGAACAGAAGACACTACCATCCAGATTGGAATGAGTGGTGGTATATTCTCAAAGGAGAGTGGGAGTGGGAGATCGACGGAGAAGTATCTATCGTGAAGGAAGGTGATTTTGTTTTTATACCAAAAGGTGTTGTGCATAAAATCACTGGTCATGGGAAGGAACAATCTATCCGTTTGGCTGTGAGTCGAGACGATGTTGAGCATACCTATCCGGAAGGAGATCACCACAATGAATAATATAGCTAGGGGTAGCATTTTCAATATAAAAATTGATTTTGAAAGAAGCTCTGGCGCATACATATATGATAAGAATTCTGATAGAAAATATCTAGATTTTTTTGGTATGTATGCATCCTTGCCTCTTGGATATAATCATAAAGTTTTTAAGTCTGAACAATTTCAAGATGAGATAAGCAGATGCTCGCACGTAAAAGTTACTAATTGTGAATTCATTTCTGATGAAACAGAAGAGTTCGACAAGCAGTTTAGCTCCTACTGCTCTTTGGATAACACGTTTTCTAATTTTCATTATTGTTCTACAGGGGCTTTGGCAGTGGAGGCGGCAATAAAAATAAGCCTTCACTATAAGAACTATAAAAACCTCAATGTCCTATCTTTCAACAACAGCTTTCATGGTGTGAATAGTTATGGAGGCTTCATAACAGGAAGATTTTCAACTTCTCTAAAAAGATTAAAGGGGCTTCCGGAACTCTTTTCAACAAAATGCAATTACGACATACAGGAAGTTGAAAAAATAATGAGCAACAAGGACAACCCTGTAACTTGTATCGTTGTTGAGCCAATACAGTGCACTGCGGGTGACATTCATCATGATAGGGAGTTCTTTTCCAAACTTAGAGATCTGTGCAATACATATGATGTGCCAATGGTGTTCGATGAGATTCAGGTAGGATTCGGAGCCACAGGGAAGTTATGGTATTTCGAGCATCTCGGAATAACCCCAGATATAGTTGTGTTTGGTAAAAAGACACAGGTCTCTGGGTTGATGGTGACCAAAAAATTTAGCGATATTTTCAACAGAGATGATGTGCCCCGATTGGAAGTCACTTGGAATTCAGACACGCTCGACATGATTCGGTGCAAATATATTATTCAAGAATTTCAAGAAAGCTCTGTATTAGAGAATGTCAATAAAAGAGGAGAGCAAATAAAAAATTTGTTATCGAATGTTTCTGGGATTGATAATTTTAGATCTAAAGGGCTAATAATAGGGTTTGATCTAAAAAATACCGAAACTAGAGATAGATTGATGAAAGTTCTTTACAACAAAGGCATGATTTGCAACTCAACAGGGGCAAATTCAATACGCCTAAGACCAAATCTTGCTTTGAGTGAGCAGGACGCAATTGTAGGCTGTAACATGATCAAGGAAGCCCTGCAAGAAATAGAATGAAAATATTCGTACCTATAAAACACAACTCTCAGCGTGTCCCCCAAAAGAATTTTAGAATTTTCAAAGGCGAACCTTTATACAAGTATTCTCTCTTGAAATATAAGGGTCTAGAAGTCTATGTTGATACCGATAGTGATGAAATATATGAAAGTATCAACAGCGATGCGCGGTTTTCAAATGTCAGTGTTTTCATGAGAGATAAAAAATTAGTGGGAGATTCCGTATCAGTGTGCGATCTAATCCTAAATTTTATTAAGAAATATAATGTAACAGTGCCAATCGCTCAGGTGCACGTAACAAGCCCTTTTTTGAATGCAAGCATTATAAAGGATGCCTATAAGTATATGAGCAAGCACGATTCAGTTATTTCTTGCAATACTTATAATTCTAGATTTTGGAGAAAAGAAAAATATGGCTTTTGCCCAGTTAACCACAACCCTCTAAAGTTGGAACAAACTCAAGATTTGCCAATTATTTATGAGGAGAATTCTGCGTTTTACATATTTAAACCTTCTGTGGTATTATCAACGTCTAGTAGAATTGGTCAAAACCCATATTTTTATTCTATATCTAAGCCGTATAATATGGACATAGACACGGAAAGCGACTGGGAAGATGTTCTAAAGGAGGCTGATAATAAATGAAAAATATAAAAATATATATTGTTACCTACAGAAGAACAGAAATCTTAAATAAAACTTTGGATACCCTTTTCAACAAAACAGACTTCCCATCTATAGAGAATACAGAGGTAAACATAATCAATAACCACTCAGAATTTTCTATAGAGGACCGCTTTAAGGACAGGGTAAACGTCATACACAACAATGCACGACCCGATTGGGATACTGGCAACTTAGCAAGAAACTGGAATCAAGCTTTAGTTCATGGATTTGTTGACTTGAACAACCCTGATAGCAAAATTGTAGTCACTATGCAAAACGATATTGTTTTAGATTCAAATTGGGCTACAAATTTACTAAAAATGCATCAAAAGTATACCTTCATTACAGGTCGTTTGGGAGATAACATTGTCAGCTATCGACCCGATGCAGTGAAAAAGATTGGCATGTGGGATGAAAGATTTTTGACTCCCGGCAATAAGGAAGCCGACTATTATATCAGGGCTCTTATTTATAATAAAGAACACTCTCTGATCAACGATATAGTTCATGGAAGGTTGCTAAATGAAGCCGATGCGCTGCCATTGGACACCCCAGAATACCAAGGAGGAAACAGTGATTGGCTAGAGATAAAGTCTAATCCACTTTGGGATGAAGCTTGGTATCACACCACGCAAATATTTTACTGGAAATGGAAAGACACATGGAAAACACAGCCATCCTACCTCGGATGGCTGACTAAGTGGTCTAAAGATTTTGTTGATAATCCCCCTTCTCCTCCAAAGGTGCCAAACTTTGTTCAATATTATTATTTTGAAAAAGATATACAACTAAAAGACAAAAATTACATTGGTTGGAATGAGGGTGATATTTGGCTAGATTTGGGCAAACAGGGGGATATTGACCAGCACCCAATAAATAAAGAGGAGCGTTTTAGAAGTGATTAAATTTGTTGTTTTTGATTTAGACGGAGTTTTAGTAAACGCTAGAGAGATTCACTATGAAGCTCTCAACGCAGCCTTGGCAGATGTTGATGAAAAATATGTAATAAATAAAAAAGAACATTTATCAATTTTTGATGGTCTTTCTACCACAAAAAAACTGAATTTATTGTCTGAAAGAAAAGGTTTAGACAAAAACTTGCATAATATCATATGGAAGACTAAACAAAAAAAGACAATTGAGATAATTGATAATTTCTCTAGAGATGAGAGAGTTTGCAAAATACTGAAAAAAATAAAATCTCAAGGTTTGATGGTAGCATGTGCCACAAATTCAATTAGAGAAACTGCAAAACTTCAACTCTTAAGGAAGGGCTTTTTTGAACACATTGATTTTTTGTATTCAAATCAAGATGTGCAGAGACCAAAGCCAAGTTCAGAGATATATCTAAAATGCATGCTAAGAGCTAATGTGGACCCTCATGAGACGCTAGTTATAGAAGATTCTCATCATGGTAGAACAGCAGCTATTAATAGCGGTGCACATTTACATGCTGTAAAAAATTGTGAAGATGTACAATACGACAAAATAATCAATCATATAAAAAGAATAGATAAACAAAACAATACAAAACCAAAGTGGCAAGGAGGAAAAATGAATGTTCTTATACCGATGGCTGGAGCAGGATCTAGATTTCAACAAGCTGGATACACATTCCCAAAACCTTTGATTGAGGTAAATGGAAAGCCAATGATACAGGTTGTTGTTGAAAACCTAAACATAGATGCAAAACACATTTTTGTGGTTCAAAAAGAGCATTATGAGCAGTACAATTTGAAACACCTTTTGAATTTGATATCACCAGATTGTGAAGTCGTTCAAGTTGATGGAATGACTGAAGGCGCAGCATGCACCACACTATTAGCTAAAGAATTCATCGACAATGATGAGCCCCTATTATATGCGAATTCTGATCAATTTTTGGACTGGGATAGTAATGAATTTATGTATTCTATGGAGGCTGATGAAATCGACGGGGGAATGCTAACTTTTACAGCGACTCATCCCAAGTGGAGCTTTGCCAAACTAGACTCAGATGGGTATGTGACTGAGGTAGCTGAAAAAAAGCCAATTAGTGATATTGCGACCACTGGTATTTATTATTGGAAAAAAGGTTCTGATTATGTAAAATATGCAGAACAAATGATTGAAAATAATACTAGAGTAAATAATGAATTTTATGTTTGTCCGGTTTTCAATGAGGCTATAACAGATGGTAAAAAAATAAAAACTTTTCACTTTGATGGAATGTGGGGGATTGGAACGCCTGAAGATCTAAGAAATTTCTTGGAGAACCACAAGTGATTCTTATATCTCATAGGGGTAATATTGATGGCAAAAAACCATTGCTTGAAAATAGCCCACCCTATATTGAGAAAGCTTTGAAAAAAGGATTTGATGTCGAAATAGATGTGTGGTATCATAGTAATCAATGGTTTTTAGGTCATGACGAACCTCAACATTTAGTGAAAAGTGATTTTCTAACCAATGATAAGCTTTGGTGTCACGCAAAAAACTTACAGGCGCTTGAACAGTTATTGAAACTTGGCGCTCATTGTTTTTGGCACCAAGAAGACGACTATACTCTGACCAGTCGAGGGGTTATATGGGCTTATCCGGGCAAAGATCTAGTAAAGAATTCAATCTGCGTCATGCCAGAAAGATGTGAATTCAAAATCGAAATCGAATGTTTAGGGATTTGCTCAGATATAATAGAGGAATATAGGAAGAAATATGGCAGTTGAATTAAAGAATTTGGAAATTATAAGTCAAAGTCAGGACTTATACGACAGCTTCAACAATTTTATACTAAGTTCAGATACGAAAGTTTTTGGCAAGTTATTGGCTCGATCCTTACTATTTGATAAAGTAAAAGATATCCCCGGAGACATCGTTGAATGTGGAGTTTTCAAGGGGACTGGTATAATGACATTTCTAAAAATAAAGAAATATCTCGCTCCCAACTCTGGTAAAAAGGTTATTGGTTTTGATTTTTTTGATACTGATTCTTTACTAGAAAGCTTATCCGATCAGGATCAAGAGGCTATGGAAGTTCTCTTCAAGGATAGAGGATTCTCCCACAGTGATTCTTTTTGCGAATATTTGAAAAACTTGATTTCTGAGTCTGGATTTCAAAATCATGAATATGATCTGGTAAAAGGGAATGTTTCTGAAACTTCACATGAGTACGTCTCTTCTCGACCGGGAATGAAAATATCCCTTTTATATCTAGATTTAGATGTTGCAGAACCAACTTACGATGTGCTATGCGCCATGTGGGATAGGGTATCAAAAGGAGGCATTGTTGTTTTTGATGAATACGCATTTCACGAGTGGTCGGAATCAAAAGGGGTTGATAAGTTCTTTTTAGATAAAGAAGTAGAAATAAGAAGCTTAAATTACATTTGCCCATCCGCGTACATTATAAAAAAATAAAGGAAATTATTATGGACATAAAATCTTTACGAAAGATGAAAAAAAACTTAAAGTTTGATAACGCAATGACTTTTCATTTTAACTGCAAAACAAAAGACCAAGAAAAGTATTATGACGAATACAGTATTCCAGATGAAATAGAAAAAAATGTTTGCATAGATCTGGGGTGTAACATTGGGCTTTTTACTTTGGATCACTGCGATAAATTCAAAAATGTTTATGCAATTGACGCCAGTTATCAAAATTTTCTTATAACAACAAGAAAAGTAATTTATGAGGCAATTCGCAATAAAAGGGCGGAAAATGTTACATGCTTTAATTTTGCTGCCGCCAAAGAAAATGGACAAATAATAAAAATTTATAAACATGAACGCAATGGCGAATCTGTTAGCCCTGTAACAGTCAAAGAGATATTAGAAACACAGCATGAAGATTGGAATGAATCAGAGGAAACTTTCCATAATGTTTTTACAATTTCCCTAGAAGGATTGTATGAATTTTTTAATACAGATTACATTGACTACTTGAAGATGGATGTTGAAGGGGCGGAGTATGATTTTCTTTTAGATAAAGATCTAAGCCGAGTTGGATGTCTAGCTCTTGAAATGCACGGCACTTTAGGTGCTGAAAAAAAAGAGCAAATGAAAAAACACTTAAAAAAGTATTTCAACATATACCACGTTACATACGATAACCCTGCGCCCGACCATTCCGTTATAACTTATATAAATAAAAGCTATAAATGGTCACCCGCATGATACTATCGTGGCAACAAATACCCTCACCATTAGTGAGTGAATTGCTTTGTATAAATTCAAAAGGGGTTGTTCTAGATACAGAACATGGATGGTATAATAATGAAACGCTTTTTTCTTGTATACAAGTTATAAAGTCCAAAAATAAACTATGCCTTGTTAGGCTGACAGACGTAGACAAGAAGTCAATTAGGTATTGTTTAGATTCTGGTGTTGATGGTATTATATTTTCAACAATTGAAAACGAGAAGCAGTGTGAAAAAATAAATGATTATTGTTTTTATGCTCCGAAGGGAAAGCGAGGGTTGGGTCTAGTGAGACAAAATATGTGGGGATGCGAAGATCTTATAAAAGACAATCCAATTATCATACCTCAGATAGAGACAAAAGAGGGAATCAGCAATATAGAGAAGATTTTTTCATTTGGATTTGACTTTTATCTAATTGGTCCGTATGATCTTAGTATGAGTGTTGGAGAACCGGGTAATTTTGAGAATGATGATTTTTGTTTACAAATAGAAAAATTTAATGATATCATTCCAGAAGAAAAAAGAGCAATACACATACCCAATGACGTAAAAGCTAATATAAAAAGGTATGAAAATTACGGTATAAAATGCTTAGGAATGGACACGGTGTCGATTATTGAATACCACAGAGAGGTTAATAAATGTTAGATTTTGAAAATATTGGTGAGTTATTTACACAAGTAGTACACTCTAAAGAATGGGAGGAATTGCAGACAAAATTCAATGACTGCAATGACATATACGTTTTAGGGCACGGAGGAAATTTAGCAATTGCTGATCATGCAGCCGTAGATATCACAAGGTTGTCAAACGGGAGTAAGAACGCAATGTGCCCCGGCTCTGCCGTCGTTGCAACGTCACTAATCAATGACACTAATTTTGATCAATGGATGGTAAGCTGGCTATCAGCAGTAACTTCTACAAGAACTAAAAGTCAAATGAAAAAGTCTCTAGTTCTTGGCGTATCATCTTCGGGAGGATCAAAAGATGTGATAAAAGCACTTCAATGGGCGGCTGATCACGACATGCAGATAGCTGTTATCTCTTCTAATGATATTTCAACGGATATAAAGGGGTTGACTAAAGTTCTGTTAGGAGCAAAATATTACCACACAGCAGAGGTGGCAACACTCTTACTATCATATGAACTCACCCATGGCTCTGGAAATATCTGTCCGCCAATCGGATCAAACTCACCAGAAGATCTAGAGAAGCTAAATTGGAAAGGCGGAAAGATAAGAAAGCATAGTTACCCAGACGAGAAAATCAATGTTGGAGTTGATTTTGATGGAGTCATACATAAGAACTCAAAAGGATATTTTGATGGAACTATATACGACGACCCAATTGAAGGAGCGCGAGAGTTTCTAAAAAAGCTGTCATCTAAGTATACAGTGATCATCCATACATGCAAGGCAAAATCAGATAGAGGTCTTGTTAGTGGAAAAACTGGAACTGAATTAGTTTGGGAATGGCTAAAGAAACACAATCTAAACGAGTATGTTAGCAAAGTTACAGCGGAAAAGCCTCGTGCTTTGTGTTATATTGATGATAAATCTGTCAAATTTGATGGCGATTGGAACAAATTGAAAAATGAAATTCACAACTTTGGAGTAAACTTAAATGACTAATGAAGATAAAAACATGTACATGAACGACCAAGCAGTGGGAGCAGTAATGATGGCTCTGCAAAAAAGCCTAATGGAGCAATCTGACATTGTTCCAGTCTTGAAGGGCTTTCAATTTAGATTATCTGAGGCAGGACTTGTTGTTATGAACCCACCTCTTGTGAGAGCCGATAGCGACACGACAACGGAAACCACCGAGGATGCCTAGATACACTTATTCATGTGAAGCGTGTGAAGAAACTTTTGAGTCAACACACTCCATGAACATCAAGCTAGAGGATTGTATCGTATGCGAGGCGACAGGTTCCGTAACCAGAGTGCCAAGCACAACCTTTATAACAACTACCACAATTTCAACTAAAAACAATAAAAAAGTTGGAGATGTTGTAAAAGGGCATATTGAAGAGTCAAAAAAAGAACTCAAGGCTGAACAGCAAAAGCTGAAAGGTATAGAATATAAATGATGATTTGGATAATCGTAGCCCTAATACTGAGTTTGGCACTAAATGCTTTGTTGTTTTGGTATATAAGACAAACCTTGAAGAAGCTTCTTTTTGCATCTGAAAATTTTGGATGGCTTGCAGATTCACTGAAAAACTTTAGCAACCATGTACAAAAATTGCATGAGCTAGAAGTGTTTTACGGAGATGCAACTTTAGGACACTTGATAGAGCACTCTAAACAATTGGTTGAGGATATGAAAAATTTTGAAGACATATACACATTATTGGAAGACGAATTAGAAGATGGAGAAGAAAAAAAAGAAGCGGAATAAAAATTATTATTTTACAAAGATTCATGAAGAAGCAGTTGTAAAATACGCATCGACAGACGATCTAAAGATTAGAACAGATCTTTACATCGAATTGATCGAACCAGCCTTCAGCGAACTAGTTGATAAAATTATATATACATATAAATTTACAACCCTTCCAAATATAGAAGTATTAAAAGATGAGTGCAAGATATGGCTTACAACCATCTTAGACAAATATGATCCAAACAAGGGCTCAAAAGCCTTTTCATATTTTTCAGTTATTACTAAAAACTGGTTTATTCATCGCGTAAAAAAGAACTCACAAAAGACAAGGCGCGAAATAAATTATGATGATATTACAAAAGATCTAGAACAAGAGCATCTTTCAGCCAGAAACCCTTATGAAACTAGAAGGGAGGACGCAGAGTTTTGGCACTATCTGTGGAAAGAGATAGAAGATTGGGAAAAAGAAGATCTTAAGCCAAATGAAAAAAAAGTTCTTATGGCTGTCCGAGTTCTTCTAGAAAAGTCAAATGAAATAGAGATTTTCAATAAAAAAGCTGTTTACCTCTACCTAAGAGAACTTACCGGTCTAAACACCAAACAAGTGGTAAACAACCTCAATAAATTGCGTTCTAGATACCGTGTTTTCAAAAAAACATGGAATGATGGAAAGATATAAAAAAAAAGCGCATTCGCTATTTATAGGTATGAAGAAAGACCTTGAAAACTTAGATAAATATTTACTCGATGCTATAGAGAATATCAACAATGATAGGGCAGTTACAAAAATGCTCTTGTTAGATGTTATTGAACTAATAAAAAAAACCAAAGAAAATCATAAAGATGTAGGTGCAATTGCCGCTAAATATGTTGAAACATTGCAAAGATCAAATGAACAATTGGTAAAAATCGCATCTCTCATGCAAAAAAAGAGTAATGAGAACGCCAATTTGACTGAGAACGATAAAAAGGAGCTTTTTGATATAATAAAGGAGGCTTCATGAGATGGCAGACAACCAAAATATTGATCCAACTAAAATACCGTTTAACACATTAAATGATGTAAGCCAACCTATTGGTGGCAAAAGAGAGAGAATGGATGCCGGCACCGATTTTATGGATGCCGTAGTAAATGCTTCTCAAAATCAATTCATATCTGACGCTCTCCAAAACACCGGTCCTTACAAAGCAATCGTTCTTAGGGTTGAAAAAAATAAAACAACACCTGAGCCGGGAAGCTGGCTGTCAAATACTTTTAGTTCGTTTTTTGGTGATCCCCCTGAGTTTGTAAAAATCAAAGCAAGAATTCCAGAAATCCACGCAGCATTGCCAATACCAGACAGGGTTGGCAGCGATGAAGGTCCACACCAACCAATAATTGACCTGTATCCAACATTCATAGCAGAAACTGCTCCTATGGAGGAACCCAAACCGGGAGATATCGTAAACGTAGATTTTGGTAATAAAAATACCTATTCTGACCCAATCTACTTGGGTCCACTCATAAATAATTCCGGATTTCCCGGCGCACTTGGACCCCAAAGCGGAGCAGACCTTTTTGGGGACTGTGGAGCTTCAGTGCCCGTGCCTCCGGTGACTTTACCGCAGCCAACTGCTTCACCAACAACGCAGATTACCGGAACACTTGATCCAAACGCTGAATTGCTTATTGATCCATTTACTGGGCTACCAACAAACGCTAATAATCCAGATGCAGAATTAATAACAATTGAAGAATTCACTGGTTCTGTGCTTGCTCGTACTCCTGAATTTATTTTTGGATTTCAAGGAGGTGTTTCAGACCCTGACCTCATATCTGCCGAGGGCGTCCCTAAACTTGGAAGTGTTTATGTTTTTGGAGATTCCAATACACAGGGTCAACATGACGCCATGGGTACCTACTTTTCCAGCCGTGGGTTTGAATTTTATCTCAACTCTTGGTATGGGGGCGCTTATAGGATGGCATATACTGACACTCCCGAAGAAAAAGTGAAGGGTGAGAACTTAGGAAAGTCAATTGAGTCCTACAAAGATCAATTTCAATACGGTGACACTATTATTATAGGTTCCATCGGAGGAAATGCCTCTTTCAACGCGAGAGATAAATACTCATCTACAGTGCCAATTGAAGAACTCGCATCACCATTGTTTGGACCTGTGGAGGAGCCTTTGCTTGGACCCGTGGAGGAGCCTAAACACCCAAAAGAAGCAAGTGAGTACAACTTACAAAAAATAATTTCAGATGAAGAGAACACTTTTGAAAAATTTTGTGAGACATTACTAGAGCTAAAAATGATAGGTGTCAATGTAATCATATTTGGATTACCTTATGGTGGGAGCGAAGGAAGACAAGAAGATAGAGAGTGGTTTGATTATGTTCAATTAGCTAGCCTTTCTGCTTTTGGGCTTGGTCAAAATTATGTTTCAGTGATGCAACTTTCAAAGTTGGTGCAAGCTGGTGAGAATGATGTGCATTATTTTACTGGCAACGGAGGCTCAGGGTATCAAACATATTTTGACCTACTATTACGACCTTATTTAGATAGCTATTACCAGCTATACGAAGAAATGATAGCAGCAGCGTCTCCTATACCTTTTTTTCTGCTTGAAGATCCTTCCGAAACAGGATTTGAACTATCCTTACCAGACACTGAGAAACCGTCTGAAAACACAGATGCAGCACTTAAAAACCTTCTTAAAGAGATTCAAGACTCTAATGCCGCACCAGCCACTCCTCCTACATCTCCAGCGGTACCGTCTCAAGCTTGCATCGGTCCTGTCGGCGGAGCCGGCGGCGCAGGCAATAGCACAGCCGGCGGAAGCGGAGGAAGCGGATTTACTGGCGGCGGAGGCTCTGTTGGCAAAGCAACTAACTTCTCTACAGAGCCTTTCAATGGTGGCAAAACTGATGTAATTGTTCTGAATGGCGTTGAATACGCTTTTTCAGGAATTCGCGGCGCAGACCAGTTCAAGACTAACGGCAGGAAAGAGCCCGTAAAATATTTAGTTATACACAATTCAGTTACGCCTTATTATAGCATGATGGTACACTGCTTGAGATATAAAAAAGATACAGATGAAGAGTCTCCAACATTTGGGCAGACACTTTTAAGGGGTCTAGGAGTGCACTTTACAGTGGATACTGATGGTTATATGTTTCAACATGCAGACCCGATGACTCACATGGTTAGCCACGGTACCCCTCTAAACGCAAAAAGTGTTGGGATAGAAACAATAACATCTTTTTATTGGAAAGACGGCGTGAAAAAGGGAAGCAAAGCTCCATGGCACGAAAAACATCAAGTAGGAAAGGGCTTTACACCAAGTGAGCCACACTGGTGGATGGGCACCAATAAAGGTTATTTGTACGCCCGACCACCGGAAGTGATGATCCAATCTTGTAATAGGCTAATGGATTTCTTGTTCAACCATATGCCAGACTTGCAATTACAATATCCATCAAAGGACCTCCCACGCACTGATGATAATTCAAAAGTATCAGGCGATCCGGGCGCAGGTCTTTTATCCCATAGAGATTATGTGGCTAAGTCAGATGGCAGGTATTTCATGGAAAGATACATAGAGCATAGAACAGGACAAAAATTATTAGAATTTCACTAAACATAAGAAAGAGGTTACTAGATGTCAAACTTTAAAAAACCAATATCATTCAAAGGTGCAAACAAAAAAGTTCAAGATTTTTTGGGGAAGCAGAGCGAAATAGCAAAAGCTGCTGCAAAAGGCATCGCTGGCGACAAACTATACGAGGCTGTGCCTAACTTTCTATCAACTCCGTCCGAAAACGTGATGACAAACGAGAATAACTCATGGATTATTCTTGGTCGTGATAGGAATGCTAGCAGGATGAGTGGGTATGGAGGAAAAGGGGATACACAATGTGCCTCTATTGATATTGTCGCAGGTCGTATGGGCAGCGAAGTTGAAGCTTATAACGACAACGGAGATAGCCTCTTTATCAATCCAAGCTTCAAGAAAGATGCTGCAAGAATATACCTAAGCCAAAAGACTGACATTGATAAATACTTTGATTTAGCTGCTGGAAAAGTTGGCAACGCGGTAACAAAATCTGGAGTTGGAATAAAAGCAGACAATGTAAGAATAATTGGTAGAGAGAGCATTAAGCTTGTGACGACAACAGATAAGAAAAACTCCCAAGGCGGCGAAATTAAAAGTGTCATTGGCATTGATTTAATTGCCGGAAATGATGATTCAGACCTCCAGTCTATGGTCAAAGGTGAAAATTTAGTAGATGGTCTAAGTGAACTTGTAGATCATATGGATAATCTTACAGGAGTTGTTGACACTTTGCTAATGGCTCAATTTGAATTCAATGAGGCAATAACATCACACTTTCACACATCACCCTATTTTGCAGCACCTACCACACCATCAACAGTTTTGATGTCAAAAGGCATAAGAACAATGATTAGTCATTTGCAAAAAACAAAAGCTTCATTATTGAAACAAAAAATCAATTTAGGATTGTTCAAGCAAAACTATTTAAGTAAATCTGGTGGTAAATATATCAACAGTAGATTCAACAGTGTAAACTAGGTAGAGGATAATAATGGCTACAAACTTTGATGATCAAAATCCAACGTCAAAAATTTACAAGAGTAGTGGTGGCTACATTCCCGGCATACCTGACTCTACTTGGTATGGGGTTCCAAAAGAACTTTTTGAAAAAGTTGTAACAGTAACCACCAATGAAACAGCCGTATATACCAGTTTTATTGATCCCGATGGCACACAGTATAATGGAAATCATGCCCTGCAAAATAAAGGAACAGCAGAACCCCCACCAACAATAACAACAGCAGTTCTAGGTCCAGACGGTGAGCCAATGTACACCGAGAAAAAATTAGTTTCACTAGACGAAGCAGGCACTGGATTTGTAGTAAATCAAGATATCGAGCCAATCTTCACATGCAAGTCACGAGGGTGGGGAGAACTTTACGCAGGGTACGGTGGTTCCCCCGATTTGTATGGCACCACCACAGAGCAGCTAGCAGAAGCTGGCTTGGCTGATATCAGTGCCGAGGTAAACCCGACAACCACTGCTGCTAAAAGGGCTCTAGTCAATGCTTCGATGGCAATGTATGCTAGTGAAGAATTTTATGTTTATATGTTGTCGAAAGGATATGTTTATAAAGATGTTCCATCATATGCAACCGAACCACCGATAAACTGGGTAGAGTCAGTTAGACAAGAAATTGAAGAAGAATTTGATGTACCATCAGCTATAATTGATAATGTTGAGCAGCTAGTAATAGTAGATAAACCAATAACAGACGGCTTTGGAAATCCAGACACCGTACCAGAGGGCGAAACTATAATTAGAGATGTTTTACTTCCAGAAAAACACCCTGCATATGGAACAAAATATGATCCGAGTTCTCAATCTGCATTAGCTACTCAAGAAGGCTATTATGAAAAGCTTGAACAAGGAGTGCTCCAATCAGTCGGCGGCTTTCAACCACAAGATTTCCCTAGTCAAAAAGCCCCATGGGCGCAGACATGGAAGGCTGTGTGGACAGAGGACATCTCTATAGGGGTAAATCAAGAAGAATTTAACAATGATAATTCTAGCGCCAATTTGGAAGCACCCGTTTATGCAGGGGAAATAAAAATACATGCAGAGCAATTTATTGTTAATTTCTTAGAGCCCAAGGGCTTAGTGGAACATCATAATGGAAAAGCTTTGATCGCGTATAACGAATTTATAAATACGCTGCCAAAGTTCAACCCAGAAACTGGAGAAACAATTACTAATGCTCCCCCTCTGCTGATTATTCCCGGTAGTGCGAAATCAAAACCACTACAGAATTTTGTAGACATGGAGGGAGAACCAGAAGTCGATATATTTGCTTTTGCTAAATTGGATCAAATAGCAAAAAATTTACAAACTAACATAGCAGAATTTGAACCTGATAAAAAGGAGCCTTTTGAAATTGGTCAAATATTCCCCGGATCAACGCATTATGCTAACAATTTGGCGATAGATAAAGTGCTCAATGGTGATTTTGACGAGAGGCAATTTTATGCTAGCTTTTTACAGCAAAATAAAATAAAAATTCTAAAAAAACCAATTGAAAGTTCAAATTCTGAGGACGTTGCTACCGTGTTGGAGATAGGGGAGACTGTAAAAGTTTTTGAAGAGTATATTGCCCGAGGAAAGGGGAAATACCACAGGGTGCAAATTACAAACCCCGCTTCAAAGTATTATCAATCAAAAACACCACTTTTTGTGCGAGCATGCAATCTTAGCAAACTGGCAAATCAGCCCCCATCCCTAAAAAGGGTTTACAAAGAATACCAATCAGCAGAAAAACCAGTGAATTGGACAAAGATGGATGATGAGACAATATTTTTTGACAACTATCATAAAGCATATTCGATAGTTGTAGAGCCCATAGACCCCACTACAGGACAAAAAATAACATCTTTAGGTAACAAAGATTGCCCCATCAAAGTGCAAGACTTAGAGCCCATCGCAGTGCGCCATGGCTTGGAGGCGATGTTAAAATGCCATAATAAAGCCCCGCTATTTGAAAATGATGAAGATCTTACAAAAACTTTAGATTTTATAACAAGCGGAGTTTTTCAGACTGCGTACAGCAAATCAAAAACAGTTTTTACAAATCAACCAAATTGGTACTTAGGAACAAGACCGGAATCCAAACTGAGAATGATTGTGAGAATGCCAGCAAAATATTTTGATGCGCTTTTAGAAAATTCGGTCCTTACAAATCAAATATTTGCTCCCAAAGCAATAACACTTCTAACTTGCAACCTTGAGCACAAAATAGCAAAAGCTATAGAGGTTATGAGAGTGCACAAGCAACAAATTGACAGGTTTAGTGGCACTATAGAGTTCCTCAATTTAGATAAAGAGATACAAAGACTTAAGAAGTTTCCACTAACTTTAGAAAAGTTTATTGAGGAAAATAACGTCAAATATAACAGAGCCGCAGAGGATGAGATAGAAATAGGAATCGTCCCCAATAATTACTCAGTTTTGTATGTGGAATATTCTACGGCAGGCATGCCAATTCGGATGCGTAAATGTTTTAATAAGTTTGTTAAATCTGATCCAATACGATTTTCTCGTACAATAGCGTATATATCCTTTTTAGATGAAATAATCGAACTAGGAAAACCTAACACCTCACAAAGCAATGGTTGGATAACATTGGCTGAACAGTATACTTACCCAACTCCGATTATTAAGTCAGCCGCACCAGTGTCAGTTGGGGAGATAATAAGTAAAAAAACCCCCGATGAATTAGCAGCAAAGCTCGATCTGCTAGACGTATTGACATCAGTAGGTAAATTTTCACAAGATAAAGAAATAAGCATTCCAGAACTCAAACTAAGGTTTGCCTCTATGAGGTTGAAACAGAGGGATTTTATTGGTGACCCCTTTGTTGGATCCATACCAGATTTATTAGATTTAATTGGCGACTTGCCAAGAAATAAAACTGGATTACTAGAACTGTTTTCTTTGGTATTTGATAAAATTGATATACCCACGTTAGGATCAATTGGGTCTAGCTCGCTGATGAAAGACATGCCTTTTGCAAACATGGAGGCATCATTCGCCCTAGCTTCTTTAGATTCCCCTGACTTTGGTGAACTTAGTCTTGGAAAACTGTTCTCTTCACTTCCATCACCATTACAGGGAAAAATTGAATTGGCAGAAGGCTTCTTAAACGGCGATATAGATATCGATGGCTTAGAGGGCTTTTCTGACTCTGTTGTTGACCAACTTTTAGATTATTTTGATATAAATTTACAAATACCATCAAATGAAAAACAACAGCCGGCGAATGACACCAAATACACAACAATGCCTGTTGAAGATGCTAAGTGCCTTAGTGAAAAAAATCCACAACAATTCCCGGCAGAAAAAAACACTTTGACAAAGGATAGCTCAAAAAGATTAGACCTAATAAAAATTATAGCATCAGGCGAAGAACTGCTTGGGGCAGTAAAAGAAGCGGTGCCTGAAATATTTGATGCAGTTAGCGCAATAGGCTCTGCCGATAGTATTGACATGCCAACCCCCGGAGGTTTATCTCTAACAATTCCAGCAGTAAAAATGCCAAAACCGCCAACGTTATCATTGCCTAGTTTAAAGATAGACGACACGATGCCCGGAATAACACAGGATTTGACGTCATCGTTAGAAGAGATATTAGCAACTGTTTTTATTGAACTAACTTCAGGGCTTTTGGAATCAGTTTATGATTCTATTTTTTCTACCTCGTTAGATGTCGGTCAAAATGGAACTGATGGTCCCTCAATAGATTTTGGCGGTCAAGATATAAATGACATTATACAAGACGGAGTTACTGATTTATTTTCTTCTGTTGGAATTCCACTTCCAATAATAAAAGAAAACCCACCAAAAGAAGTGGTAACAAAAGTATCAGAAGTTATTACTCCCTTAGAGGCATTCGATTTATTAGAGGGCAGAGCTAGAAAAGAAACAATTGATGCAGTCGAGCAAAAAATAAATGAAATTAATCCCAAAATGCTTCAGGCGATAAACACTAATTCATCCACTAGTGATCTCTTTCGAGGAATGGGAAAGCTAGCAGACCCAAGCACGTTGGAAACCGCAAGAGCCGCTTTGACACAAATACTGCCAAATGTTACTGGTTTATTATGTGAGGACGAAAAAGAAACATTTATAGGCAGAGAAGGAATTACATCATCTCGTTCAGCAAGGGAAACAGTGTTGGCAGAGAAGCTAGATGACGAATGTATCAATACACAACTAAATGATCAAGAAAGAATTAATAAAGAAAAATTAGCTGAATTATTGAGTTACGCTCAGGGAGCGAATATTTTAGATGGAAAAATACCAAATCCCATAGACAATTGTGGAATTGCTGCCAAATCTGATCCGAGCGGCGGGTCTATTCCAACAAGCGGAATTATAAACAAAAACCATGAAACGGTAGACTATCTCAATAAAAAAATAGTCAAAGCTATATTTGACCCAATTAAGATGAATTTTTCCGAAGAAGCAAATTCAATTATGAGCATATATTCGGAGCAAGAATTTAGAAATCCATTTGAGGGTGAAGAACAATATGAACTAATAAAGCAGCAATTGGACATTAACAGTTTTGAAGGTGATTTTGCCAAGGGGCTTTTAGGAGAACTGGATAGCAACCTCCAGTCGCAATTTGATCAGATTGCCGCACCACTAAGAAGATTAGATATTCAAGTTGCTCCAAAAATAAAAAAGCTTTTGAGTAGTAGGACAGCACTCACATATGAACAGGAATCGCTTTCACCGGCGCTTCAAAATAAAGGGTTAAAGATCGTTCCAAGCGCCACAGGGTCCGTAAAATCAGAAAATTTTGAAGCTCTAGAAACTGCACAGAGAGAGTTAAGCTCTCTAAAGCAAACAGCACAGACTTTGAAAAACAAGATAAATTTCATAGAGAGTAACCCGTCATCTCCGTTTTCAATTGATTTTGATAATATCAAAAAAGAGTTCGACGAGTTGTCAGGAGTCGGAGGACTAATAACCATCGCAGAAAACAATGTGAAAGTGGCAAATGAAGCCTTTGATGACATTGCAGAAACAGTTGCTGCTGGAGCCCTCCCCGGAGCAACTCCCCAACCACAAGAATACCCTTTTTATTACTTTTCTAAAAAATATCCTGAAAATTTGAGTAGTGAAAATTTCACACTTAGTGACACTTGGACATTTGTTGTACCACAATCAACCGCTAGAGGACTCATAAATATAGACACTCGGACAACAAACACCGATCCAAATTTCTCAATGTTATCGGACATATCAACTAAAGATACAGCGCAGTTGAGCAAAATAGCCGCCAACTCCCTCCTAGATGTGCAAGAAATCCCAATGGGAATTCAAAAGGAACAGTGTGAAGATGATCCATCTGAGCCAACATTCTCTATAATGCCCGTAGGGACTCTTCCCCCTGTAACTGGAAGAGATACAGGTGAAGACACTTCGGAGCCAACATTTTCCACTATGCCCGTAGGACAAGGCGCTTCGGAGCCAACATTTTCTACGATGCCTGTAGGAGGTAATAATAGCTCGTTCAATCCACAAGGGGATGCTCTTGGCGGCGCACTAGATGTTATAGGCACTATAGGCGGTAATAATGTTATTATACAGGGCAGTTCAGATATTGATCCTGCTATAAGCGAAATGGTAGAAAATTTTGTTTTCTTTCCTAACTTCACTGAGAGAGATCAAGTTTTCGCAAACCTGTTCAAAGAAAAATGGGAGTCTGTAAATTCAAACATGAACGTAGATTATGATTCTGTCGCCGGACAAAAGTTTTTTACTTTCTTTAGAAATAAAAGACCACTATATTTTTCAGCTTTAGTAAACATGCTTGGTGCACAAATAACTCAATCAAAACTTTTTGATATAAACAACTTTGCAAATCTAGAGTTTGGAGAAAGCATGCAACTGAAAAAAGATTTGTGTGATAATTTATTAGTGCTTGAAGACCTCAAAGATTCAGCTAATAAACAATACGACAATACATGCGATGACAATCAATCCTCTTCAAAGCCGGGGGCAATAGAAGAGGCAAATATAGCGAACCTAATCAAAGCTTCTATCAGAACAATTATAATTCAGCTAGTATCAAAATCAATTTTCTTATTTAGTCAGTATAGCTTTGAAAAATGCCTCAAAGATTCAGCATTAATTCAATTTGTTGTAGAGTTCGTAATTCACGATTTGCAAAAACAAGGCGAAGAGTATTATGTTGAAACAATGAAATATAATGAAGAGTATCTTGTAAAAAGAAGAGAAAAGGGGGAAACACTTGTGGATCCTTTTTCAGATTCTAGTGACACAGACCCTATGTTAGAAGGGCAGGCGATTGCACCAATAACTTATTTACAATATACAATAAAAGAGGAGTTGAAAAAGCTAGCACCGCTAATAGATAAAAAAATAAACCCACCAACGGACGAGTTGGAAGATATATTTTTGAATAACGTTGTACCCAATATTGATGTTGCTTACCACAAAGACCAAAATAGGTTTCAAACAATTGTGCCACTTGAAGTTAATGAAGAGGGAGAAGAGTCAATAACAACTAAAGCAGAGGCTCGAAAACAATTTAGCTTCTTAGACCCTAAAGATCCACTCTTTAATAATTCTGGGGGCTTTGTCCTAGAGAGATACATTAGGATTGAAGATTCTGATTTAGTTCTAGAGAATAACGACTTTTTGAATGAAAAAGAAAAAGCTTTTGGAGAATTATGGTTCAACAGAGAGGGAGGGAGGGACAATAAAGAAATAGATGCTACAATATCTGAATCAATAGTGTTTGGTGAAGAACCGCCAACGCCTGAAAGCTTCTCCTATACTTCAGGAGCAGTGAATAAAACTGCACTGATACAAAAAATAAGCAGCATTATGGAACAGACAGGGTTGGAAGTTGATGATGTGAATTTTGCTAAATTTGTAAAAAATTTCAAATTCGGCATAAGACTTGTTTATATCCCACCCGCCAGCGGAGACAAATACCAAGCAGGAACTGAAGCTGCCACAGGATGGTTTGATGTTGCTAAAAAAAGCAATTCGGAAAAGACTCTACTTTTTGATGATGCGGCACTAGAAGATTTAAAAGCACAGGCAGCAGATACTTTGTCTGATATAGAGCAAATAACAGATTTTGAAACTGTCTATAATGAATCTATCTCAACGCCGGCTTTTCCCGAAATAAAAGAAGAAGTTGTAGATGCTGTGGCGAGAAGAGAAAAACTGTATAAAATAAATGAAACTGTAGGCAGCATTGAACCCGACGAACAAAATGAGGGAGTAGCTACAATAATTGGAAACTCAGTCGATTTATATCCTGTTGCGCTAATAGAGATAGAGGAAGACATGGGATTCTTTGAAGCAGTTTCAGGAAACAGCAATCAAGCACCGCTAGCTCCTTTGCTTCTCGGTCTTGAATCGCAGTTTATTGATAACATTATCTTTACTGCGTTGAAAAAAAAGCTTGTAAAATCAAAAAAGTTCAAGCTTTTATTTGATTATGACATTCCCTTAAAAAGAGTTATGACACTTTTGTTTACTCACAACGTTATAGGGGCTGCAAAAAATTACCCAGAACTTTCAAAGTCATATGATCAGACAAAAGAGTTGATTAGAGCAAACTTCTTCAATATGATTCCCGGTGACCCATGGTGGTCAAAGCAGGACAAAGAAATTGAAGAAGCAGGTGGCAACGCTGGCTTGATGGCAGATGCAAATAATTCAATGACATCAACTGGTCCAAGCGGAAGCGCAATAGCAGCCAAAATTGCATTCAAAGCAGCACTAATATTAGTAAAAGCATATGCAGAAAAAACAGATCCTCATTATGGTCTGATGAAAAAGTTAGATGATTTTGGTCTTACAATTGATGGAATGACATGGAAGTCTGTACCAGCTTTGTATCCTGTCAACTTTCCACCCCTCTTTGGTCTCCCCGGCTGGGGTCCCCCAATGACACCAACTGGCATGTTAGCATATAGCTTACCACTATTGCCCGGAGAGATCAAAAAGAAAAAGAAAAAACAAAAAGAAGAAGGCAAAAGCACTGATGATTCAAGTTGTAAAGATGAATAATCAAACTAAATAATATTTATAATCGAGGAAAATAAAATGGCTCGCGGACTAACCCCTAAATTACCAATTGCTTTAGATGAAGTTGATGGCATAAAATTAATCAAAAACTTTCCGGATTTGGTCGAACAAAATTTGAAAAACTTAATTTTGACAATGCCCGGAGAAAGAATCATGGATCCACTTTTCGGAGTTGGTCTGCCAAGTTTCTTATTTCAGCCGAACAACGCTACAACATTCGCTGAGATAAGGGCTAAAGTGATACAGCAAGTTAATAAATACATGCCTTTTGTTCGCATAGATGGCATAGAATTTTCAACCGAGTCAACTGAAGAACCAGATGGGTTCCTTGCAGTTCCCGGCACCAATTCAGATCCCAATTTTGTTGGCATGAAAATAACTTATACCATAGTGCCACTAAAAGCTACAAGGAATCTAAAATTATAAAAATACACCTATTTATTTGAAGAGGGCACTCCAACATGGCAAAAAAGAGAGACAATCGATTAGTACCGATTAAATACACTAGCAGAGAATTTGATACAATCAAAAATGATTTAGTCGAATATGCAAAAAGATATTATCCAGAAAGTTTTCAAGATTTCAATGAAGCTGGCGTAGGTGCTATGTTACTCGATACAGTAGCTTATATTGGCGACATTCTGTCTTTTTATACCGACTTTCAGGCAAATGAATCATTTTTACCAACAGCGCTGGAATACGACAACATAATAAAGCTAGGAAAACAGATGGGTTATAGATTTAGAGGCAACCCAACATCTTCAGGAGTTGCAGCTTTCTTTGTAATAGTACCAGTTGCTCCAACAGGAATTGGACCAGACACTAGGTACATGCCAATTCTCAGAAAGGGTAGTGAATTCAGAACAGTGCAGAATGTTGGGTTTATTTTAGATGAGGATGTTAATTTTGGAGACTCTAATAATCAAGTCATCGTAGCACAGGTGGACGACACGACAGGGAGTCCAACTTCTTACGCGGTAAAAGCTTATGGCAATGTTGTTTCTGGCGAGCTAAGTAGAGATATTGTAAATGTCCCCGGTTATCAAAAGTTCCTAAGAATCGAATTATCATCTGACAGGGTGACAGAAATTATATCAGTCATTGATCAAGAAGGTCACACGTATTACGAAGTCGATAATTTATCACAAAATGTTATATACAAGCCAGTAACAAATAGAAATTCTGATACCGATAAAGTTGGTGCACTAATGAGACCATTTGTGGTTCCTAGAAGGTTTGTAGTTGAGCAAGATAGTAGAAACAGCACATTTTTGCAATTTGGCTTTGGATCTGAAACAGAACTAAAAACAGAATCTGTGCTTGATCCAAGAACTGTAACATTACAAAGAAATGGAAAAAATTATGTCACTGATCCCTCTTTTGACCCCGGAAAGCTAACCGAATCTGATAAGTTGGGAATTTCACCAGCGAACACAAGACTGACAATAATCTATAGAACTAATACTAGAAATAATGTAAATGTAGCAACAGGAAGATTGACAAAACCTTCCAGAGCTATTTTAGATTTTGATAATATAATCGAACTGAATCAAGACACAATTAGGACAGTTAGGCAATCTATTGAGGTGAATAATGAATCTCCAATAATAGGAGATGTAAGCTCGCCGTCTTCTGAAGAGTTGAAGAGGAGGATATATGACCACTATGCTTCTCAAAATAGAGCAGTCACTAAATTAGACTACATTTCAACAATCTATTCAATGCCTCCACAATTTGGCGCAATAAAAAGAGCCATGGTCGTAAGAGATGACGATTCTTTCAAGAGAAATTTGAACATATATGTTATCGCCGAAGGCTCAGGGGGCAAATTAGCTCAGGCTAGCACAAACTTGAAAAGAAATGTAAAAACATGGCTTAACAAGAATAGGATGATAAATGATACAATAGATATTCTGAATGCTAGAATTTTAAATATTAGCATTGATTTTGCAATAGTAGCAGATCAGGAAACAAATAAATTCGACATACTTGCTAGTTGCATAACAAAACTTAGAGAAAGATTTGCTGTATTACCTGATATTGGCGAGGCTTTTTATATTACAGACATATACAAGACAATTAACGATGTGGATGGTGTTGTTGATACAAAAAGAGTAACAGTGAAACAGAAAAGCGGAACTGGTTATGCTGATCTAAGTTATAACATACATGAAAATATGTCTGCTGATGGACGCTACTTTGTAGTGCCTGAAGATGTAATTGTAGAAATAAAATTTCCCCTAGAGGATATAAAAGGAGTCATTTTATAAAATGCCAATACACAGATTTACAGCCAGTTTAGACAACACAATAACCAACGCACTCAAGCTCGGCTTACAGACCAGAGCTACTGGCTCCAACCAAGGGGCAGCGGATTCATTGCAAGTATTTTCTATTTACGGGCAGGCTAGTGGATCTGATGTTGGGAACAGGACTGTGGAGAAGTCAAGAATCCTAATACAATTTCCGGTGGACGAAATTAGTGCCGCAAGAGACAACGGCACTATCCCTGCCTCTGGAAGTGTAAACTTTTTTCTTAGAATGTTTAATGCTAGGCACCCGTTCACTGTCCCAAAAGAATACACACTAGTTGTCAACCCTGTATCACAATCTTGGCAAGAGGGGTTCGGGTTAGATGTAGACTCTTTTATTGACACAGGATATTCAAACTGGGTGGTGGCTCTTAGCACTAGCGCCGGCACATCAAGCTGGAGCCAAGAGGGCGGCTCATATATAACAGGTACAATTGGAACCAGCAATCAAGTGTACACTTACAAACAAACATTTACAACTGGCATTGAAGATTTGGAAGTGGATGTGTCTAATGCTGTAGAAGATTGGATAGCTGGTCCTGCCCCATCCAAACTGCCCGGAAATTACGGTTTTGGTGTTTTTCTAACTTCTAGCCAAGAAAACGGAACATTGCTAAGATCTTTTTATAATAAGAAATTTTACGCAAGAGGAACTGAATATTTCTATAAAAGACCAGTCATTGAGGCTAGGTGGGAAGATTTCAAGACAGATGATAGAGGAGATTTTTATTTGAGCAGTGCTCTAGCACCAGCAACTGATAACTTGAATAATCTATACCTGTATAACTATATCAAAGGAGCAGCAAAAAACATTCCAGCGGTAGGAGAAAATAAAATTTTTATTAGTATCTACTCCGGAACTACTGGACCTGAAGGGGATAAGATTGGTCTCTCTATAGGCGGCGGAGTTGCAGCAGCCGGAGATACAAATATTACCGGCAATTTTGTTTCAACAGGTATCTATTCTTGCTCTTTTGCTTATACATCATCAATCGCTTCAACAGAGCAACTCTATGATGTTTGGCACAGTGGCAATGTTGAGTATTTTACAGGCTCTGGGTTCACTCCGAAGGACTTGACTCAGTACAGCAACAACGTGGCAGCCAACTATGTCTTAAGTATAACAAATCTAAAGCCTTATTATTCAAATAATGAAAAGGCAAGGTTTAGAATATTCACCAGATCACAAACATGGAATCCAACTATTTACACTAAGGCGACAACTGCGATTGAACCAACGATCTTGAGAGATGCGTATTATAAAATTACCAGACAGTTGGATGGAGTTGAGGCTATTGGTTATGGGACAGGAAGTGTAAAATATACAAAAATGTCCTATGATGCTAGTGGGAGTTATTTCGATTTAGATATGGCAAATCTAGAGTCAGATTATACATACAATATAAATATTTTATCCATTGAAAATGGAGTAACTTTTGAGCATCCAGAAACTTTTAAATTTAGGGTAGAATAGATATGCCAAACATAAAAGATTTATTCAACAAGCATGATAGCTCAGGCAAAGTATTATCTGGTAAAGCAATAAACCAAATCACGTCAAGCCAAGATGCTGAATCATTTGAGTATATCGAGGCTTATCAAGCAGAAAAAGATCGCTTCATACCCGAGGTAGATTTTACAGATCCAAAGACTTTTGTTCGTTATGGTTCTGCCGAAAAATATTACGAAAACGCCATTCAAGCCATTTACCGAACTTATCCATATGACGGTTCACGAAAAGAGAAAACAGAATGGCATAACTCTGCATCGTATTTCGATAACTATGTGTTCAACGAAGTATACCCAAGAACAAATGGATACTATGTACAAGGTCAGACCACTTTTCCAGCCGTACAACTTCAGCCTGATGACGGCATTGGTGTAGAATTTTTTTCCGTAAGGGCAAAGCCGTTATACATTGATGTAAAAGGTGGTCCTCACAAAGCGGCTGTAGCAGACACAATTGATCAACAACCAGAAACGCAAACTTATTCAAAAGCTTCTTCAAAGACATCGTACTCTCAAACATCAGCAAATATATACGATGCAGAGAGAAAAAGAGCATCAAACTTTGCCATCGATGGGACAGAGGGAAACACAATAGAAATGTGGGTCAAACCATCTAGCACTGGACCCGCTGTGCTGTTTGATTTGTGGAATGATGATGGGGGAACTACAACTGCAATTAGGAGCGGAAGTTATGGTAGATTTTTAGTAGATAGAAGGTTTTATTTCCTTAATACTGGTGGCGGCTCCGGAGGGGCAGCACTTACACTAGTTGATGGTGCAAACTTTCACCTAACATACATGTCTGGAACTGCTGGTGCAGAAAGGGTCCCAGTGCTGCCTTTTGCATCAGTGCCACAGTTGGTAACGGGGTCTTGGTCTCACCTTGCATTTAGTGTGAAAAATGAAGCTAACTCACTTAGAATCAAAACATATTTCAACGGGGAACTTATAGATTCAATCTTAACCGGGTCTTCGATTGGGGAAGTTACAGGGGCACTAAATGCTAATATTGGAGGCTACAAACACTATCCTGACAACACTGTGAAAGCTCTTGCAATAACTGCCGGCAAAACTAATTTCAATGGATACAATCAGCTTACTGGTGCAATAGACGAATTTAGATTCTGGAAAACAGGCAGAAGTTCAAAAGAGATTGGAAGAAATTGGTTCACACAAGTATTTGGGGGCACAAATACTGATAACTCAAACACAGATTTGGGGGTGTATTTCAAGTTTAACGAGGGGATAACACAAAATTCTAGTTACGATTCTGTGGTTTTGGATTACTCCGGTAGAATATCAAACGGTACAATCGTAAATTACGACTCTACAGATATTGGAGAAGGTCCACGACTTACTGGCTCTGCTATGGTAGAGTCATCTGCATCTCTGACAGAGTTTAAAGACCCGATTATTTACTCATTTCATCCTCAAGTATTCAATCTTAAGAAAGATAAGTCTGAAGAGGGTAGTGTATATGACGCAAGAAACTCTTCTGCCATTCATACAACGCTACCGAATTGGATGTCCGAAGACGATCAAGAAGTTGGTGCATCTAACTTGGCAAAAATTGTACAAGTGATGGCAAGTTACTTTGACACACTACAACTTCAACTGGATGCATTGCCACACCTCAAAGACGTCAATTATACGAAGTTCATGGAACTAAAAGCCCGGAACTACTCAGACGAAGGTAGCATACTACTAACAGGGTCCAATGTACATCCAGCTTACTCGTCTAGTTTCAGCAGCAAACCAAAGCCGTTTACAAAAAATGCCCTTCAATCTTTGGGTTTGGAAATACCAGAGATTTTTACTGACGCTGACGCCATGGAGCAACTTAGCTCTCGTGATGAAGATAGAGATTATAAAGACAAGCTTTATAATATAAAAAATCAAATATATCAAAACATTTACAACAATTTGAATTTTATATTGAAATCTAAAGGAACAGAAAAATCATTTAGAAACTTAGTACGTTGTTTTGGTGTTGACGAAGAATTAGTGCGATTGAACTTATATGGCAACAATGTTGATTATGAGTTGAAAAATAATTTCAGATCTACTGCTGTGAAGAAGACATATGTTGATTTTATGGATGTTGATAGACAAGCTGGGACAGTTTATCATTACACCTCTAGCGTCAACAATAATACAAATGCTTTTTCTTACATACCTAGTAATTTAGCGCTAGTGTCCGGTGGTTTTGGAATGACTTTCCAAACCGAAGTGTATTTTCCATTCAAGGGAAACCCCGGAGACCCGTTTTTCCAACCATTTGAGCAACTTAGTTCGTCGTTATTTGGTATGCACACAGCAGTAGAGGCAGCCGCAGGTTCGTCCGGTCAAGCAGACACCACTTGGAATAACCCAGATGTGTCAGAGTTTAAGGTTTATGCTATACGCCCAGAAAAAAATTCACGACATGCATATTTCCAATTGACAAGTTCTGTCATGGCTATAAATTTGACAAGTAGTGTATTTGATTTTGTTTATGATAACGAAAAGTGGAATTTTGCTGTAAGGGTAAAGCCGACAAAGTATCCATGGGCAAATGCACTGACAGGAACAAACTCTGGCACTCTTGATTCTTCAATTGCTGCTGATACTGACTTGACATACGAGGTGTCTTTTTACGGGGCTCATGCTGACTTAGATATTATTGTAGATGAGTTCAATCTCTCAACAACAGTCAATGCTAGTGTTGGGGATAACTTCATGTCTGGCTCTAAGCGCATGTACATTGGGGCACATAGGACAAACTTTTCCGGAGGGCTGTTACAAGAGTCGGATGTAAAAATATCGACGACTAGAGCTTGGATGGATTATTTGACCGATGCAGAACTTAGATCCCACGCCAAAGATGCTAACAGCAAAGGTGTTCTTCATCCGTATCAAAACGCTTTCGTCAATCAAAATAGTGTAAAGCCTTACGATATTCCGAGATCAGATTTGCTAATATTTGAGTGGGATTTTACAAATGTTACTAGCTCTGATGGTGGAATCAGCGGGTTGCCAACAACTTTTGACGCTCGATTTGTCGTGGAAGATATATCATCTGGCTCAACTTCACAAAATTTTGCTAGCGATATCACGGATGATAGATACGGCGGTCTTACATTTACTAGAAATCAATACACTGGGCGCGGTGATTTCTTTGAACCAAACAACGAAAAAGTAGTTGATCATATCTACATCAATTCAGCAAAGATAGATGCCCCCGAAGTGATCAATAGTTCTGACATGATAGAGATTTTGAATCAAGATGATCTTGAATTCACCAGAGAAAGCAGACCAATTGATTATTTTTACGCTGTAGAAAAAAGCATGTATCAAACAATTTCTGATGAAATGCTCAGAGTTTTTGCCACCATTGCAGATTTTAACAATTTGATTGGGGAGCCTGTAAATCGCTATAGGGGTCAATATAAAGATATGGATAAGCTAAAAAGCTTATTCTATGAAAGCATTGGAAACACACCTGATTTAGACAAGTATGTCGATTTTTATAAATGGATTGACGCCGCAATAACTAAATTCTTAGAACAAATATTCCCAGCGTCTGCAAACTTTGCAGACGAATTGAGAACGGTTGTAGAAAGCCATGTTCTAGAAAGAAGTGCATATAGAAACAAGTTTCCAACACTGGAAGTAAAACAGGAAGACCCAGAAGTCCCAGCGCTTGGTATCAATGAGCTTACATATAACTGGAAATTTGGGCATGCCCCAACAGATGTGTCTGATGACAAAAAACAAAAAGATAACTGCTTATGGTTTAATCAAAGAGCAGAAAAAACAATCGCTGCCCTAAGCTCCAGTGTTGCCTCTGTGAACACAGGTAGACAAACAATTTTAGATAGAGCGACAACAGACAATAGTGGGTCATATCTAAAAAGATACGAAGGGTCAACCTATGTTCTTCGTAAATTATCAAAACCATACAAAGAAGGCGTCTCATTCACCAAGCAAATTAAGGGTGGTGTAAACTTTGATGCAAATAAAAAGGTTGATCATTGGAAAGGGTTTCTACAATTCGGAAATCAAAATGTAGTATTGGTCACTGGAAGTCAATTATATGTAGACGACAGGCACACAGACGACCGCCACTGTGCTGACAATGATGAACTTAGAAACAAAAATAAAGTAAAATCATCATTCGGTTACAAATATAGTGTTACAGCGGGTGCTTTTTTAGATGTGCAAAAAATAAACACAATTTTGCCCTTTAATCTTTACACTACGGGTTCCACTACTGATGTTTATTTGAAAACATGGGAATCCATCTCCGCAGGAGGCAGTGGGGATCCAAAAGACCAAAAGGTTGTTGTTGTAAACCACCATCATGATGGATATGGAACTCTTGCGGAAGAGCCAATGCAAGGGACCTTTACAGAAAGATGGGAAGGTGGAAACCCACATAGACACGTCAGAATAAATGACGGAAGAGATATTACAACAAACTCCATGCATCATAGACCAGAAGCTTGGAAAATAGTCTTGCCTCCAACAGTACACTCCCAAATGCAGTTCAGAAATCATCATAACAGCGCTGTCGGTGCTTTGGGTGGTATCAATGCTCCTTACTATAGAGATTTTATAGCAAAAAGACCTGTTGTAATCAAGAATATTTTGCAAACAACAGCGACTGTTGACACTCGTTTGGATGGTGCTCTTTTCCACGGACCAGTTGGAAATTATTCTCATCAACATGATATTGTGCAAACATCTGGTCGAAAAGCAAATAACAAGTATTTTGTTGAACAAGAAGGTGTTGGGTTTGGAAAAGTATTTAGTGGACTAGAGGCTAGCCCACAAGTTGCTTTTTACAATGTTGACTACAAATTCCCAACACCAGAAAGAAAAGCAACAGACACAGTTTTTGTTGAAAGATTTTCTGCACCCGGAAGTTTTGAGGCGATGAATCGTGGTTTCTTAGATCCGTTCGCAGAAGAGATGTCTGTTTACAATGCAATGCCATTTAGAAACTTGTCAGTGAGGGGTGATAGTTTCAAAAAAATTGGAGCGCAAAAAGGCGGCGGCGCGTTTACCTCAACAACTCCGTCCGATTACGATGGTCAAACATTGACAATCACATCCCAAGATAATAATAAAACGGTTGTATACATTTTTCTAACTTCAGGCACCACAGGCGATTTGGATGGTTCTGGTCGAGTAAAAGTTGTATTGAGCGGAGGAAATCCGGCAGATTATGTGGTTCAATTAATAGCAGCAATCAATAGCGCCAATGGACACAATGCAGGCGTTACTAATAGTGTTTTAGGTCTAACAAGTGTGCAAGTCGGGGTAATTTCAATTCTTGGTCTTTCATTTATGTTGTATTCCGATACAGACTTTGTAACGAGCACGATCCTCCCAGCACAAGTGGAAATGAGCACTAACACTTGGTCAACTTCTTCGCTTGGACTTAGATCACTGCTTTCAAGACGGACAAGATTCGGTGGCTATGACAAGCAAGCAACCACAACTCCAGCTTTTCACAAAACGTATAGAAATAGAAAACTGCGATTAGCTTCATTTACCGATTCTTCATGGAGTGCTTCATCCAGTTTTGATAATGCATATGTTACTCACATGATTCCAAGAACTGATTTTCAATATTCTTGGATTAGAAGTTCTAGGGGCGAAGATTTCGGTGACCTTGGCGAAGGGGGCTTTAATGACGACAACAGCCATTCTGACATACCGCTATACTTTGGATACGCACCATATAGTGGTGAGGTTGTCTCTAAAAACGGCAACGGGTTTGTATCAGCTATACACTTCCAAAGTGCAAGTGAGCATGGGAGTTACATTCAAGTTTCTTCCGGAAATAGACTTTATGGCATCAATAAAAATTCTTCTGCTCTCGACGGTTCCAATCGCACTGGTTTCATACCCGTTAGCTTTGTAGGGCTAAATACTAATTTTGTTGATACTTTCAGGACAGCTTCAAACACCATAACAGAAACAAATAGAAGCCCTCTTGTTAATGCTGGCTACGCCGGTAAAACTCTCAACCCGCCAGATGAAATAGGATTAGCAGCAAAATTAAACGGTCTTAACCTTCGTAGAAATGGCACGGGGGGATTCTCTTCTTGGAAACAAATAAGACAAGGAGATCACCCAATTGCAAGACACTTAAAAGATACAAACACATATTCTATTTCTGTTAGAAACAAAAAGACGCCCGTTTCCGCCGGAGGCATACCTTATGGACCTGAACAAATTGTTTTTCCAAAATTAAATGTGAAAATTGTTGGCAACGAGGCGAGTTATAAAAACCAACAAGGAACACCACATTTGCTAGTGGGTTCTGAAGTTGCAATAGAAAATTATATTGAGCCACCACTGTCATCAAAATTCAAACCGATTAGGCACGATGTAAATGTAGAAGATGAAAATGCTCAAGTAACACCATTGATAATTGAACATACATATACAAATAATTTTGATTACTTCGCGAATCCAAATCTGATGAAGAAAATGGAATTTGCAGGAGTAATCGAGCAACCGGGGCAACAAATTTATGATAATTTATTAGATTATACTATAAAGGGCACTATACCCAAAGATTCAAATCCTATAAAAGGGTTTAGAAATTTGATTTATAAAGAAACAATCTATCCAAAAGAGCAGCACACTTATTTGGCAAAATCTAGAGGTAGAACATCGTATACACAAGAGGTTCTCACTCTGACAGGTATTTTAGGGTCTGACAGAACATTTTGGAGGGATTCGCTAGGAGACAGGCAAAGAAGCATTGAACGTCCCAACTGCGCCAAAAATCCGCTAGGCTTTCTCGAACAAGCTCATTCGCTCTCACCACCAAACGCAGGTGTTCCAAAACCCGAGTGGGTCGCAGCCCCCAGCATTCATCCACTAGATGTCGGGGATAGAATGACCGGTGCAACAATTGATTATTCACAGCTTACAGGCTCTAATCACGGCGCTCTTTCTGTTGATAGCTTTAGTACATCAATGCTACAATATCAGATAGATAGAACTACATTGATGGCTCCAACGTCTTCTTTTGCGTATGAATACCATGCATTTATATCTTCTTCAGCAGCAGAGGGAGGAACTGATGGAGAAATATATTCTGAATTTATTCCAAACTGGGACACTCAGAGGTTGTCAGGAAAGAAGCCATGGTTTGATTCTTATGAGCACTATGCATCCGATATCAGGCTCATGGGGCAAGACCACACGGTGCTCCCAGAATTTAGAATCTCTCAACACATGGATTACTATCTAGATAAGGGAGGATTCTTTGGTGCAACGTCAAAAAATAACAAATTTCTAACGCTCGAAGGTGGTCACTTATCTCAATCCGCTGCAAGCGAAACATCCGAGTATGACGCCAATTTTTACGATGTATACAGCCACAGTGATTTCTTGAAACACTTTGAGCTAATCCGAACTCAACACGAGGAGTCTCTTGGTGATCATAAGCAAACAAAGATGACAATAAAGTGCAGAGGCATTAAAAAATTATTACCTTACAATGGGTTTTACCCAATGAACAGAACAGTGCAACTAGGTAGCATGATGTCACAGTCGTTTGCTCCCTTTTTAGAAGGGAGCACCATTTTCTCTTCCAACCCAAATGCTGAGAGAATTAGTGCGTTCATGCAACCTTTCTTTAATCCGGGCATTATGTATAACACGATCAAATCAGGGATTGCAGTTGATTGGATGACCTTCACAGGCTCTGTGCATATAACCAAATTCGGCACAAGCACTCAGGGTGGTGTCATACACACAAACACTGGATCATTTAGACTACCGTTTGAATCAATTATTTTTCCTGAAAAATACTTAGCAGCAAGCGGTAGCTCCCCGGTCAACAGCACCCCCACGCATATAAATTATGTAGACGCTAGAATGCATACTGGTGCACCAAGAATTAGTGGCGCATTTGCTCGATGGACTGGGGATAGCAAGCCAAATTACTCACTAGCAGTAAACAATTTTATGGCAGAGATACCAAATTTCTTTTTGAAAGATAGAAAAATGAGCGCACTAGAATCTACAACAGCAGCAAGCTTTTTATCTGGAGTAGATTACTATATGGACGTTGACCTTTATAAGACAAAAAACATGGTCATGTACGAAGGACCAAATAGGTTGAATACCACTAGCTCCACTGGCAATAATGCTTCCGCAAGAGGCATTCACTATGGACCGCCATTCATTCAACTCGCATCCTCTCGTACTGGAAACGCCTATATGCAATCACAAGCTTTCCGATGCGATCCAGCTAACGCTGCGTATACACCGCCTTATTTTTATGGCAAGTCTACGGCTAGAGTAAAGTTTTCTCCACACGAGTTTGCCGAACTAGCCAACAATGAAACGCTAGATATAGGGACATCAAATTCAACATTCACTCTTGAGGAGATTGTCACATATCTTGCGACCAGCGGAACTACATTTTTTAACGATTATAGTCTTGATCAATCTGGTTACTTGGATAGTGGGCGAATCACCACCGCCAAAGGAGCGGGTGCCAACGGAGAAAACTGCGCTCAATTTGCTCTTGCAACCAAATACCAAATGCAAATCCAAGCATCAATGAATTTATTCAATGTGGTCGAACAGCCTATTTTTGCTTTTGATTCTGATGGAAGGAAAACTCAAACTGAACCTCAAGCTTCAAACTCCAAGTGGGTAATATCTCCTAAGTTTGAATGCCCCGTGTTGAATTTTAGCGGTAACACTGGAACAACTTTTGCAGATCAAAATCTTCACACTCGTGGCATGTGGAGAGGTTATGGAGAATTCCCGACCTCTGGAGAGGGTATATATATTGACATAAAAGAAACTTTCCCAACTGTCGCACCAGCAATGAATATTGGTAACCCGATAATTGGGGTGGGTAATTCCACCAGCGCACAAACAAACATAGGCTCATTAAAAGAAAAATTGTTTCCAAATGCTTCTGCGACACGTATTGGGGAAATAGCTGACGAAAAAGAAATTTTTGAAGCAGTTGTAGCTATTCCATTTACTGTGAGTCAAACTCAAAAACAATTTTTCCCTTTAGTACCAGCAAGCGATGCTATAACAGCAAAATTTAGTGGACAAAAAGTTGTTCAAGCAATATTAGGCGAAGGAGATCCATTCGACCCAGAAGTGTATGATCCGGGGCATTCAATTATAGATCAGGTGGAAAAGATGAAAAAATATGTTTTCCCGCCACAGCTTGACTTTATCAACAATAAAAACCTTTCTCCAATGCAAATGTACATTTTTGAATTTAGCCATACGTTGAGCAAGCAGGATCTAGCCGACATTTGGCAAGGAGTGATGCCAGAGATTTCCGTAAAAGCAGAAAAGCAAACTGCTTCAGTGACACATTTGTTGACAAACAATGAGTTGATGCTTGGAAGACCAATTGATAGTACAATTCGTTGGATGGTATTTAAGGTAAAACAGAGAGCAGAGTATAATTATAACGAACTTATATTGAAGACCATAGGGAGAGACGAGTTCGTCGAAACCCCAGAAAAAGAAGCGTACAGTTATAACTGGCCATACGACTTTTTTAGCTTGGTTGAATTAGTAAAAATAGATACTGGCGTTCAAATCGGCGGTGCAGTGCCAAAAACACCACCAGACATTTCTTCGGACTTGGTGGACGTGCCTGACCAAGACGAGGAACAAGAAAAAACACCAGATTTAGCGAAGAATGAAGAGTTCACGCCGGCAGACGCTAAGGACATATTCCTGCCAGATCAATATAAGGATAGGTCTGAAGGAGAGCAAAACTCTAAAATGACTGATATCGGTAATGATCCAATATTATAGGGGAGAGTAAGCAATGACATTTTTTAATAAAAAAGAAGATGTGTTAGAAGTAGAACTTACACAATATGGTAAACAGTTACTTTCCAAAGGAGACTTTGAACCGTATTATTACGCCTTTTATGATGACGACATAATATACGACAACCAGTTTGCTGGAATGGTGAATGAGACGGGGAGCAACCAAAAAGATATTGAAGACCGAATCAAAGACGTTCCAAGGACAAGAACGCAACATGTTTATGATGGTATAGAGACTCAAGTGCAAAAAAACAACATGCTAATAAGGTCAGGTGAGTTTGTCAACGAGGGAAAAGCAGTTTTTGTTGGTAAAAAAAATCCAAATATAAAGGAATTTGAAGTAAAAAATGATAGAAACTTTTCGTCTTATAATTCTTTAGGAAATTCATCGCTAAGTAGCGACTTTATTCCGTCTTGGAATTTATTTATGTATAAGGGAGAAATATCTGGTTCAATTCCATATTTGACTAGCTCCGCCACATCGGTGCCAAAAAAAATACCACAATTGGATATTGATCTAGAATATATTGTTTCAATTCAAACAGAGGAGGAAACAAAAGCTTTTAGACAAAACCAGTCAAACAAAAATAAAAGAGAGAAGCAGACTCGCGAACAAAGACTTAGCAATATTCAAGAGGATTATGTTGTTGACGTTTTAGACTTCCCAGACGGGACCAGTATCAAGGTTGCACAAAAAGAAATATTGATAAAACTAGAAGAGCTAAATGTAGATTTCACAAATGAAAATTTTGAAATTGAAGTTTTTGAAATGACTAGTTCACTGGACATCACCAACAGAAAAAAAGAAGTTTTACTTCCAATGTATTTCCCTAAAAAACAATTAGTAAAGTCTTTGACCGGTGATAGAGTTCTTAGGATGCCAAACATTACGGGTGATACATCTTTTGTAAAATATTTCTTTGATCTTAATGTAGATTCTGAGATAGCAGAGCAAGATATTTGTCCTATCATACAAGACGAAAGAAAAGAGGGTAATATTTATGATGATATGTATGAATGCCCTGATCTAGATGTAATCAGAAGAACTGTAGAAGGTCAGCTAGAAGATGTGTATGATTCTGGAGTCAGAAAAAGAATTGAAAAAGGCGAAGTAGAAATAGAGGAGTGCTAACAAGTGACGGTGTTGAATGACGATAAAAGTGTTTTTGGTAATATTGTACCAGCAATATATATCAATAAAATAACTTTAGAGAACGGAAGATCAATTTACAATCCCCAAGCATTTGACCGTATTGTTGCACACGTTGATAATATGGCAGCCACTGGTGTTGTCAACTCTGATAACAATGAAGAGTATTACGAAGAGGGTAGTCACCCATTACAATCTAATAAAAGTTTGAAAGTGACTATTGATTACGTTGTGAAAGACGCTATTGATGGTTCAATAGGCACGTTACTTTCTACTTGGTCATCTCAGGGTGATTTGCAAAAATATACTGATGCTTATTTTGCACTAGTTGATCACTCTCTAGCAGCAAAACTGTTGTCAGTTGGTTCAAATATATCTAAAACAAATAATCAAACTAAATTGAAAAAGAATTTATTTTTTGCAATTGTGCCTTTGATAAAGCAAGGACTTCTAAGCAATAATGATATTCAAAAATTGGGCACCATGGGCATAGCTGCCTCATCGTTTCAGGCACCATACAATGGAATTCAATTTAAAGGTGGGTCAAATATTGAATTTGTCTCCAATAAAATACTTTCTTTTGTCCAAAAATCTATTGTAACAAGCAACAAAATGAACCTAAGAGATATTTTGGAGCAATCTGTCTTCTCTTCGGACTTAGAAGTGGATAGCGCCGGAAAAAAGATAAAAAATTATAGGTTTAGTAAAGCATATCAATATTCAACTGATACACCGAATGATCTTACTATCGTAGCTGCATGTTCACTAAATTTAGATAATATGGAAGAAGATTTTGGATTAGACCTTTCTTTTATTAAGAATAGTGGAACTACGGTTGGTAAAAGAGCCATACAGGATATATTTCATAATGGTCAAATTACAAGCACAAACTCTATGTTTATGTTGAAATCTAATTCACAAATTTGGACAGGACAAGTATATAAAGTCAATTCTCTTTTTTATACAGATCCTATTCCTGCAAACGGTCAACAATTAGTAAAAAAATCTGTGCCTAATAACAAAATACAAGACTTTAGAATTTCCGAGCAAATACAAAAAATAAAATTTGACTTATCTTTTTTGCAGACCAATGAGTTTTCTTTGGCGGAAGCACATAAAATAACAAGAGATAAAACTGATGTTTACAAATCACCACCTTATTTTACAAAAAATTATGTTTCTAGAGATTTCGATGGAAACGCAAGATTTATGTTTGGAGTTGATTATTACTCCTTAGTGAGAGACCTCACAAACTTCGGCAATGTATTGCCAGATACACCCACAAACGTTTTCAGCTTGTTCGCACACAGACAATTTGCACAAATATTAAATATGTCCGTAAAAAGAAAACGTGTTGATCTAGTACCTCGCTCGAATAGGCTTGGAACCTACAATGCAAAAGAGGTACCGTTTAAGACTGGATATTTGGGAGAGCCACACATAGACACTGAGGAGATCGTATCAACATTGTGCGCTGGGTCTGAAACAATTGGACCCAATGGTATTGCCGGAAACTTTAGCTCAAACTCAGCGAATGCCAACAGCAATATACAAGAAATATCAATTACAACTCCAGACTTGGGAGGCGAAGTCGGCACTATTGGTTTTAGATTTTTTACTGGAGATGACTTTCAAATAAAGAATTTTACAGAGGGTAAATATCAATATGGAATAGAAGTGGAAATACTAGATCGATCACACCTCTATATAATGAACAGCGTCATAAGCCTAATCAAAGCTTATAAAAACTTGTCAATTTATTACACAGAAGCGTCAACACCAAATGTTTACTATAATGTACGCACAGGGAGATTCAAAAACGCCCTTATACAGAAGTATGCAACTCAAGATTTCAAGCCATGGAACTTTGCTACAAATCACCTTGTAGACGCTATTTCCAAGTTCAAAGACCCAACCGCAGTCATTGATTTAGAAAAAATCAAATCTCAATTGAAGCGAATGACAAGACCGTCAACCGGCACACCTAGAGGTGTTGAGACTTTATCAAAATTGTTACTGAATGCAGCTTCAAAACTATCCCAAATAGTGGGCAGTTCTCTAAACGCATCTGCTATTAGCCAAATTGCAGCAGGATCTGACAAAATAGCAATTTCAGCAGATACCATACTTTCTAGCACCCCAGACAAAAGAATTATAAAAGTCGAATATTGGGTTGATGACATTTTTGATACTGAAGTTCCAAGAAAATTTGGATATGATTTTTTAGCAGCGACTGGAAAATCTCTTGTCGCATCAAACAGAGGATTGACAAAACTACCCGGAGCATTTTTTAATAGTAGATTGAGTCAAGAGATGTTAAAATACTTCAACGTTGATAACCCTTCCTCGTTCGATGTAATTGGTCCAACTGGTCAGAGACTAACTGTCGATGACACAATTTACAGCAGTCTATTTTCATACTTATCCCCTTCGACGATCAATCTTGGCGTATCCTCTGGAGGAGACCCTAAAGACATTACCGGAAAAAATCCCCCTCGATATTCTCTCCTGACCGACTCTACTCCATTTCAAGGAGACCTTTTGGCAGAAGACCCAGATCAAGCAAAAGGGGCATTTTATGACAGGAAGGGATATACATATGTTGCAACTAAAATAATGAGCTATAATAATACTGCCGTTTTGCCACCATATGATTCGACCATAAATCAAAATAGCAAAACTTTATTGTCTCAAGCTGCGGATAAGATGAAATATCACACGCAACAAATATTAACTAATAGAAATTGCGTTGCGGTGATGAAATATGGGAAACCTGAACCTGAGCCTTCGACCCCATTCAACCCTTTTGGGTTGCTAGTTTCAACCTTTTTGGGAGCAGAGATTGATATAGTAGACCCCTTGCAAAACAACCAAACTAGCCATGATATTACTGACAACAATCCAATAAGCATTTCATACAAGGGTGGAGCAGAGGTATCAACCTTTCTTTCTTTTGTGTACGGATACTCAAACCAGTGCGGTGGGCTAACTTCAACAAGAAAGCCATCTACACTGACAAACAGCAAAGAAAGACCATTTGACTTTAGATTTTTTACCCCCAATGCATCAGTAAACAATACTATACTTAATACAATTGTGAAAAACATGGATGATGAGGGAATTCCTAATCTTAGCAAGCCGGCAGAGTTGCAAAAAAGGCTAAAAGAGTTGCCAAATCAAATCAAATCTTTGATACTTACAGACAATGGAAACGCTCGCGTAAGAAACAAGTGGAATAAATTACCGGGAAATCCATCAAAAAATGTTTACTATAAAGCATGTTTTGGATTTAACTACCAGAACATAAAGAGGATAGAATATTTAGCAGGGTTTGATTACGGACAACCACCAAAAACGCCTATTGTAGCATTTGACTCTGAAGGGGGTTTTGTAACGACTCCGGGCAGCCCTGCTAAAAGACCCATGATTAGAAGACCAATTTGGAAAACATTGAATGCCGACGCTTATACAGCAGCGATAAATAAAAACTTGTTCTGCCGCCTCAGAACGTATTCAAAACCAGAGTTTGGAATTGTTCCAATGGAATGCTTAGAGATGCCTGTTTTTGATGAATTTTTTATTCTAAATCCGTCCTCATATGATGGAAGCTTTGTACAAGCACCGGACATAAATATACTTCCAACCGTCGCTGCTGAAGAAGAAAACACTCCCGACGATTATACGAATAGTTCATTTTTTGTTTCTGATCCACCACTCGATGAACAAGTACAAATTGAACAAGGAAGTGTAGTTACTTCTGATTCAGGCATGGACCCCGGAAATCCTGTAAATCTGATAGCCGCAGGACTCATTCCCGGCTTCCTCGGCGGCGCAGCCGGAGGTGTTGATGTGGGGACCGGTGCCGGCTTTGGCGAAGGAAACTTTGGAGATATAATAGGCGGTCCACTTGGGAATGTCGGAGTCGGAGGTTTTGGATCAGGCGGCGCTCTTGGAGGCGCTGGGGCTGGGCAACAGGGACCTAAAGGAGGTCCACTAGGCGGCGGCGGAGAATGGATGGAACAAATTTCCGCTGGTGATCTCTAATTAGATAATAAAGGAAACCATTTTTAACTATGACACCAATATTGCCACCACCACCACTAATGAATTTCACCAAAGATATAAAAGATGGTATAGTCAAAGAGCCTATGGGAATTACTCCTTTTGGCATCATGAACCAAAAAAAATACATCATTGGTACAAGCTTTTCAAAAGATGGAACTGCTGAGAACAGAGCGAATTTTGATTATGGCACATTTTGGGGTGGTGTAGGAGGAGGTGTTGCCGACACTTTTAGAGATGCCGGTGGAAAATACTGGACCTTTACAGACGATAAATCAAAAGTCGTTTTCCTAAGTGACCAAGCGGGTCCAATAAAAGGAAGGTCTATACCCGGATCAGAACCTGAAAGGGCAAAAATACCATTCACTGTTCATTATAAAAAGCCAGAACTATTAGACGAAAAACTATGGTCAGAGTATGAGCAGGAAATTTACATTACTCCTGACCCTAATTGGTTATATGACACTTTTGCACAGGGTGTATTTAACGTAGGTCGAGATGAGATAAAAACACAGTTCGGTGCAATGACTAATGATGAAATTTTAGCGATGACAAATGCGACAATAAAAGATCATGGCGTTCAAGGTAGCAACTTTACACTACAAGAAGCAGTAAATTTTTATATAGAAAAGGTCATTGAAACCAAGTCAGAGCAGATTGTAATGCTATTGCAGGACTGGTGGAAATCTAAAATGGGAATTGGGATTCAAGGTGATGCGCTAAAAAACTCATGTGCATCGTTACTGACTTTTGCAGAATTGTCATCGAATGATCCAAGCATATCTAACCAGTTTGGCGCTAATGAAATATGCGCCCCATGGGTCAACAGACATCAACAATATATCGATCATGTTGTCGATTCCTTTCAGCCTGTCCAAGAAAATCAAAATGAACTATTACAAATGAATCTGGGGATAAAAACACCTTTCTTTTCCGTAAGTTCAGAGTATAACTTTCACATACCTGCTTATGAAAGTCTTATAGAAAGCAGAGCCATTCCAGAGGCTTTATTGCCCAACATGTATGTCTTTGTTGCTTCTTTTGCCTCAAAAAATGTAACAGACGAACACCCAGATTTTCTAAGATATGAAAGAATAATAACCTTGGATGGCATTGTAAAAGAATTTAGCTATGATGCACTAAAAATAAATGAAGATGACATATTGGAAAACAACAATTTGAAAAAAGCACCAGCAGCGTCAAAACAATATTTTGACTATTGGACTAGCAATCTAAACAATGAAGTCAAAAAGTTTCCTAACAAGATAAAGGTCCTCAATCAGAGTGTCGGTAAAAATCAAAAGATGATATTTTATCCTATGCAAGATGTTGATATATTGCAAAATTATAATGATCAAAAATTTATGTTTCCAATGTATAATGAGCTAGAGTTTTCAACTGGTGTTACAAATATCGTTGGTGACACACTAAGACAAACCGCCTTATCAAATCATTTTATGAGGTATTACGCAGTCAATAACAACCAAGACTTCTCAGGCTTGATATTGCCATCTGCTAAGGGAACAGGCAAAAATGTTATGGCATCGTCTATGGCTTTTGTTGAAGTGGGCGAGACAACAAATATTGCGAACATCTCAGGAACAAAAAAGTTTATCTCTGAGACAAATATAGAGGTTGACAAAAATATAGACACTACTAGCATGACCGCTTTTCTAGCCTCGGTGGATTTTAGTAATCTGATGGAGGAGAACACTAATGATGTTAGTAATTTTGGTCTAACCAAAGAGCAGATTACATATGTGAGAAATGTTTTCAACAACCCGGATATAAAAAACTTATTTAGTGAAAGTTCAATTTTTGTTGCAAAAGACGAAAATGAAGAATTTTTACTTTCTAACCCATCTAACGAAATGCAAAGAGTGATGTTATCTCTCATTTTATATGGTAAGATGAGAAAAATAGAAAGTGGAAAACATCGATCCTTCGCGGCTATGATGAATGGCAAGAGCAACTATTCAGAAACTGTGATGTACGTTGTGAACAAAAGGCGTCTAGACCCTTCAGGTAATGGTGCTAATGCTGCACTACAACAATACTTTTTTCTAAATTCTAGCGAAATTGATGTATTAAAATTTATTGATACACAAGTCAGCTATGGAGTGCAATATCAATATGATGTAGACGCTATAGTGTTGTCATTTGGCATGAATTATGAATATAAAAATTCAGAAATTCTTTCTGAAATAAACTTGAGCATTCCTGATCACACCTCCTATCAAGACGTATTAGATTATACATTTAAAGTCAATACAGACGACCCCGAGCCACAACCGGCTGTTGATCTAGATAAGAAGTTTGGTGAGGATAAGTTTGACACAGTAACTGGGCAAGCAAAAAATGAATTCAAAGAATTTGTCGAAAGTGAGCAGCGAATTAATAGGGGAGGTGACCCCGCACTAACATTTGATATTTTTGATAGTCAAAAAGCATATGACAACATTTTTGAGAAATCAAATATAAATCCATCTATAGCTTCAATTGGTGGAAACTTTATGACAGCAAGAGTCAAAGTTAGATATCGCCCCGACTATAGATTGTTGAGAGTGCCTTTTGGTTCTTCAACAGCAAGGGTGCTGGACAAACCACCCATTTTTCCAGACGCCTTGATTACTCCATATAAAGGAACAAATAATAAAATATTAATCAACCTCAACCAAAATGTTGGCGAATATTTCATGAAACCAATTATAATCAACGAAGAAGAAAAGGAGCAATATCTAAATCAAACTGACTCTCAGAAAATAAAAATCACAGGATTTGACAGTGAGCCAGCTATTGAATACAAAAGCGATGATGCTTTAGGCAACGGCGGATATTTTGAGGTCTACAGGGTAGACAAAAAACCCAGCACGTATTCAGATTTTGCAGACAACCTACTTACAACTATTGATGGGCTTCATGAAGCGGCTGTAGGGCATGTCAAGACAGATTCTGCATCATTAGCTGATGACATTAAACCAAATAGAAAATATTATTACATGTTTAGAGTGGTAGATGCTCATGGGCACGTCTCTAATCCGTCGCCCATATTTGAAGTAGAAGTGGTTGACGATGGCGGAACAGTGTACATGTTACAAAAAATTGTCGAATTAGAAGAACCAGATATTAAAGAGGTAAACAAAAACTTCAAAAAGTATTTACAGATAAAGCCAGTTTCGATTCAGAGACTAATGAACGTGCCAAAATCCACAAGCCCAGTCCCTTCAGCTTTTGATTATGGAGAATTTGGAACCGAGGGTGATATAAAATTAGGAAATGCTAGCACAGCAATATGGGGTAAGAAATTTAAGATAAGAATCACTTCAAAATCGTCTGGAAAACAAGTAGATTTGAACGTGACATTTAGCAAGACGGAAGATAGCGCAATAGTTAATAGCGCAGAGGGGACTATTTCTTCCAAGTTTAGACCATAGTATTGGGATAATTGAAAAAAATTGACTATTTAAACAGTAGCACTATTTACAGAAAGAGGGAATAACATGGCTTTTTTAGATAACAGCGGAGATATTATTTTAGATGCCGTATTGACAGATACGGGTCGCCACAGATTAGCACGAGGAGACGGTAGCTTTAGAATTGCAAAGTTTGCTTTAGGTGATGAT